TGGTCAAGGGTAGGATTTATATCGGGACACTCGCTAGGAGGAGCTGTGGCCCTCTGGTTGGGCCTGATGACGCAGAAGCCGGTTGAGACATATGGTGCTTTTCAAACGTTCCTTTGGAAACCGAAAACCGGCCCCCGAACCGTTAATTATGTTTATGGATGGGATATTGTCCCCCGATTGTTCTGGTTGATCCGCAGGAATTATGGAACGATTAAGAAGATTAAAGGGAAGGGGTTTCATCCATTCACGGATCACCTACGGTATCCTGCTTTAAAGCAGTTTGGTATTAAAGGATTGAAGGAGGAATTATAATGCTAATAAATAATGGAAAGGGTATTTTAGGATGTTTTTACCGTTAGGGAGCTTCTGGAACCAAATATTATTATGCCTGTAAAAGTGTTTCCGGAAAACAAAAGCAAGGAATTTAACCTTAAAACAAGACAGGGTTATAAAAGCAAAGGGAGGAAAATAATGAATATACCGAATGGTTTAACTGAAATTCGCAAAGTATACGGGGACCCTGACAGGGATCGGGATTTTACTGTAGATGCAGATTTTGTTCAGGAAAATCTTGTAAAGACGCGGTTGCCTTTTCCGTTACGATTAAGTTGGGATCATTCACTACGTTCTTACAATGTGTATGGCCATAAATTGGTAACTCCACTTATTTGTAAATTCTTTGAAGAAGTTACTAAATATTATGGGGGTTATGAAGAACTCCGTATACAGGATCTGGATATCTGGGGAGGTTGTTATCAATTTCGTGCTAAACGGGGTGGTAAAGATTTATCAGTACATTCCTGGGGGATCGCGTTTGATTACCTGGACCACTTAGGTCCGTATGGAAGGCTTAGTGTTATTCCGGATCCAATTATCGTAATTGGCGAAAAATTAGGATTTGAAAATGGTAGAGACTGGAATACTCCGGACGGAATGCACTTTCAGCTTTGTAGAGGATACTAATGGTAGCAATACTAAAGTTATTAGCATTTATACAAACGATGGATCCTGAAATTGCTATACTGTATACCATAATTGCTTTGGTTGGAGTGTATAAGGGCATTATTAAATTACCAGTTTTAAAAAAAACCAAAAGTGGTAATCCTCATGCGGGGTGTAGTAATGAACAGAATTTATTACGAATTGTAGACAAAGCAGTTAATACTGTAGCTAGACGAATTCAAATAGAAGAACGTGATACCCTTCGGGAACAGATGAATGCCGCTGAAGTATATCTTATGGAAATGAAAAAGATTATGAAATCAGCATATTTAACCATGGTAAAAGAGTTCCGGGGTGGACAGAAAGACGGTTTAGCTGATTTAAAAGATGTTCAGCATTATGTTGAAATCCTGGATAATATGGAAACAGAAGTACTTGGAAAGTTCCGTAGGTGGATGAAAGAAAATCATTTTATTGAAAGATCAGAAGAAGAATTCCGTATTTATGTAGATGGTAAGATTAAGTATATTGATGATTTTATCACTGAAATATTAAACCAACGGTATTCCTCTGCGGTATTTGAAATTAGCAGGGAAAAGTTATATGACCATAATATACTGGTTCCCTCTGTTGCCGCACATGAGCTTATACGGGAATTTTTCTATAAAGCCAGGGATATTTCACGTGCTAAGAAAAAATTAGTAAAAGAGTTGAATGATACAATGTCAACTGTAACGGAGGAAGGTGTATGATTAAGGGAAGTGTATTTGTGTGGTTTTTTATTTTGTTGTTTGCTGCCTTGCTGCCTGTTCAAGCAGCAACAAACTTTGTAGATTTTACATTGGTAATTACTGGACTGGGAGTGATCCTATCCGGATATACCGGAATTGACCAGTTAGCGGCTATCAGGAAGACTCAGGAAATGAAAGTGGGTACCAAGTTCAATGGAAACCGAATGAAGCTGCAGTGGATCACTATGGCTGCTTTGATCCTGTCGTTTGAAGGATTGTTTTTACAATATTATTACCAGCCGGTAAAGGGGACCCTACCCCTGGGTGAACTGCTTCTGATGTCAGCATTAACTACGGCCACATTTGTAACCACAGAGAAAGCAAAGACCGCTTCGGAAGGAACTCATATTTCTAATATAGACGGAGAAGTATTAAACAAGGCCTCTATAGGGCCAGGGGCATAGGATGAACATATTATCTAGTTTTCAGTGGATGATTGTAGGAGGGCTTATTATAGTAGTTCTCTGGGGAATCCTAAAGATAAGATCCTATTACAAGAAGAAGTTGGATTATGAAAAGTTAAAAACCCGTACTGCAGAAGATCGGGTAAAAGATCAGTTGAGAAATGCTGAGTTGATTGAAGAGCATCATAGTAAAATCCTGCGGAATCATCGGCAATATAAAACATACCAGAAACAAATTGTGGAGGCCAAAAGTAATGAGGAAGCAAAATCTATTATTGATACTATGCTTGGTAGCCGGGCTGACCGGGTGTCAGAGCTTAAAAAACTGCGGGAATAAGCCCTGCCCTACTCCAGAATATATTTTCCCAGGGGAACCTGTATACGTACAACCTGAGTCTCCTATGGTGTACCAGGAAGCATTGGAGGTCATAGCCTATTATGATCAATATAGTATTGATCTGGAATTGTATATTTTCGATATGAAAAAGATAATTCGGGAAAGTGGAGCAGTTATTCACGAACCCGAAACTACTTTGTTAGACTAATCATAAAGTCCGGAACTACTTCCGGGCTCTTTTTATTTATGTATAAAATCCTGCTAAACTACTTTAAATTACTAAGTTTTTACTTCAAATTTACTTCTATTTTACTTTTTTAACTATTGACATATATGCTACTTAATATTAAAGTAAAGTATCAAAAGATTACTTAATCGGGGGATTAAATGAAAGTTAAAGAAGAAATAGCAGTTCAGAATAAGATGGGTGATACCTTTACAGGATTCATTGTTAATGGAAATGCAGAATCTCATACATGGTTGGGTATGGCACATATTAACAAGTATTTAAAAGGTAACACAGATATTATCCGGATTAAATAATAAATGGACCTACGGGGCCAGGGGAGTAAAGGGATGAAAAAGATTAGTTTTAAAGAGAAAAAAGGTTTTATTATCGGGGTTATTGAATGTTTTCAGCAACTGGAAAACGCTGGATCCGGAGTAGATCAAAACGGTTTACGTTTAATGGAAACGTTATCTGAAATGCTGGTTATGGGATCAGATACTAAGTTACATATGACAAATAAAGTATCCGCTGATATTACCCCAAAAGGGCCAGTATATTGGATGGTGCTTTTGGGGTGGAATATTTCTTGTAACATTACCCTGACTATGGAAGAAGATCAGTTAAAATTCATAGTTAAAATAGTAAAGGAAAATTGTTATTCATGAAAACTATTATTGAATTACTTGCAATAGATCGTCCCCGTAAGAAGCAACGGGATTGGAATTTCACTCCGGTGGTTACTCGGGGACTTTCAGAATATCTGGATAATAAATATTTTTTTTTCATAAGGAGTCATTCAATGGCAGATAATTCACTATATGGAACGTTCGTAATTTTACGAAAATGTGGACATTTGGAAGATGTTATTTATTGCGGAACTAGAGATAATCAGTTGGATATTTGGCGGCATAAACAGCAACAGGAATGTTGTTCTAAATGTAAGAAGGCATAATGGAAATATATTGGTCTTTACAAATAAGGGCCGGTATATTATTTTAAACATAGGCAGTTTGCCTATCCTGGAATGACATCTAGGAATAAATCAAAGCGTTATTAAGACCATTTATCGGGTGTATTTTCCTGTTTAGCTTTGAGGCGGGAAGATGCGGAAGCTGTCAACTTCCTTTGCCCGATAATTGGTCTTTTTTCGTTTAAGGAGAAAATATGAAAAGGAATACCACACAAGCTGTTGATCGATTAGAACACTTAAAATTAAATGGAAATATTATTGATCATACATGGTTTAAAACTATTGTAAATGAAAAAGGGAAACCAAATTTAGTTGCAATAGTTTTATTGGCAGATGTAATTTATTGGTATCGTCCAGAAATTATTCGTAGTGAAAGTACTGGGCATGTAATTGAAATCCGGAAACGTTTTAAAGCAGATAAGTTACAACGTAGTTATCAGTCATTCACGGAGTTATACGGGCTGACAAAACGGCAAATATCCGATGCTTTTCATTTCTTGGAAGATTTAAAAATGATTACGTTAGAATTCCGGACAGTAGAGTATCCTATAGGAGATACATTCAGAATAGCAAATAATGTACTTTTTATAGAGCCTAATATTGATCAGATTTTTTCACTTTCGGGGGACCCTATCACGAAAAATAGTGATACCCCTATCACGAAAAATAGTGATACAAATACAGAGACTACAAGTACAGAGAGTAAGAGAGATACTAAAGTATCTCAAAGGGTTTCTGGTGAAACCCGTCATACCAGTAGAAGATCCACTTTAAATTTAAAACAATCTAATACATCTGAATCAAATAAACAGGAGATAGTTACCCGCCGCGGCTGGCAGGAGTATTCTCCGTTTATTTTCCGGATGAATGATCGTTTTAAGAATATGTCCCGGATGAAATTTCCAAAACAGTTTGAAATGGATGTTCCAGGGGTCCCCAGTATATATCCGGACCTGACTAAAACATTACAGAATGCGGTTCATTTCGTTGAGATTATGCTTCGGGGGGAATTCTTTAATAATTATCAGATTCAAAAATCAGATGCAAAATCAAAGTTTCCTCATGCCTATAAGTTGCTTACTTCCGGAGTAGTTTTGGATACTGGATATATTGAGGGTGCCTTGGAAGTGTACGTGGATTATTTTGTAGAAGGTAATTGGCCAGCAGATAAAAAGTCATTGACTACTAATTTTAATACTTGGGTGTTTCATCCTAAAACAAAGAAAAGTCGGTTTGTGGAATGTTTGGAGAAATATCTTACAGGGGACCGTAGTTATCAAACTGCGGAAATAAATTTATCCGATGATGCAAAGCAATTGTTGCAGGATTCCTCCGATATGTTCGCAGGACGCCCTGCTACAGAAATAATGGATACATTTACCCAGTGGTGGTTATGGATGCAACCACGGGTACAGGATGCTGCGAGAAAGAATAGTATTTCTGAAGAAGACCTTCGTAGTTTATGGGGGCCTGTTTTGAATGACGCTGTATTTTGGATTGATGAATATTTGAAATTCCTGTGGGATAAAGGGGCGGGGGAAATTTCCCTGGATATTGTGAAAGGTGGCAGTAAGTGGTCCCTCGGGTTTATTCGGGATTACGCTAGGGGTACTAATCAAGATTGGTATTTTAGTCCCGATGAATATGCAAAGATTTTTTAATAAAATTCTGTCACATAGGCTATAAACGGCGTATACTGTGAAACAACACTGCAGGTAATTAAAATTGATGTTGTAAATTAAAACGGGGGTATGAGATGAAATGACGATCTGGGCTATTATTGGAATCATTTCAACGGCTGGAATCGCTGCAAATATTCCGTCGGTAGATTTTCTTATCACGCAAGCCATTGTTTTACCATGTGTCGGTATTTGGATCCTTATCCACAAGTGGCGGGAAAAGAAGTCTATAAGATCTGATGTAATTCTGGATCAAACGGTATCCTATCGAAACGTAGGAAAATGGGTCCTTGACAGTTTTGATATAGTTTGTATTATTATATTTTATGAAAGAGCCACGGGTACTGGCTCTTTTTTATTCAGTTGGAATTCAGTGATGAATTATAGGCAAGGTTCGATTCCTTGTACTGGATATCCTTTCGCTTCCTTCTGGAAGCACAGGTAACTTTTGATCCCTGGGGTGATGCCCGGGGAGGGTTTTTGGTTATCCCTAGGAACGATGCTTCCCCGTGCCGTTCCTGAAAACCATATACGGGACTGTAGCTCAGTCGTAGAGCTGGCTTTGTAATTCAACAGAGTGGCGGTCGGGGGTTCAATTCCTTCCAGTCCCATAGATCAATTTGCTGGTAGCATCTGCCAGTCGGTAAGAATACCGACAAGTATTTAAAGGATATTTGTCCCGAAGTAAGGCCATCGGGGTTGATTAAGCATTTTGTACTTCTGATCGATCAGAAGGGGAATGCGACCGGGTGCATGATAAGATAATCCGGATTGGGTGTTGCGGCCTCAGTTATATAATCCCTAAGTCCCCTTTCAGCTTTAATTAGCAGGAAGGGGATTTTTTTATTTTATTTCCGTCATCAGTCTTAATAAATCAGTATATTAGTAAATCAAATTATTGGAGGAATTCTATGGAAGACTATAAGTCAGAATATAAATCAGAGTATGAATCTCTACTGCATGTAGATCGCTCCCGGATGACTGAAATGCTGGATACTCAGCCTTCTCGTTATATCTGGGCAGTTGAACTTAGTGCTGCAGCTGATGCAGAAGTTCGCAAATTGGAACAGAAATTGAAGGTTACTGAGGCTGAAACCTTCATTAGGTTAAAATCTATTCCTGATGTTAAAACTGGTAAGCCTATGACTGATACCGGTGTAAGTAAAATTATTGCTGGAGAACCTCCGATGATGGAAGCAGTTGGGGCAATAAATTTGGCTAAACATGACGCTCGTATTTTGAATGGTGTGGTTGAATCTTTTCAACAGCGGAAAACAATGCTTGCTAAGTCAGTTGAGCGGGAAGTTATGGGGTATTATGGGGATCCTAACGGCAAAGGCCAGAAAGAACGGTTTCAGGACAATACTGAAGATCATCTTCGTGGGTCAATGAGAGGGTAATATGGGACAGATTACAAAGGTTCACTATGAAACTAATAAAAATCTTGGTAATTATGAGACTGAAAGTGTTCATTTGGAAGCAGATGTTAATCCGAATGAAGATGCTATGGAAGTCCTGGACCAGCTTCAGGAACTTGCAGTAAATTATTTGGGATTGGAAAAACCTGAAAAGGATTCTAGTCCTAAAAAATCACCGATATAGGAGTAAATATGGCAGGAAGAGGCGCAGGGCGTAGAGGATTTAATAGTGAGGTTATGGCAAATAGTTTTCAAAGTGATTTGGAAAATGCTCATAGTGGCGCGGGAAGTTATGGGATATTCGTGGGACTTCCTCAGAAGGAATGGCTCCGTCTGAAGGAAGGTGAACAGTATACCCTTAGGTTTCTCCCATGGCTGGAAAATGAGGATGAACGAAAGCCTAAATGGTATTTGGAAGCAAAAGTTCATAAGTATGTGGGTCCCCCTCAGAATGGTAGAGATTATCTTTGCCGGGCATATATCGGGCAGAAATGCGCACTTTGTGAGGAATTGGATAAAAATGCCAGTAATCGGTATTTTTTCAATGTTCTTCATAAAACCCGTACGGGGTTCGTTCATAAATTGATAGAACTGAATTCTCCTGCATACCAAGCACTTTGTAAGGCAGCAGAAACAACGAATGCAGACACTGGTGAAAAGATCACTACTTTTTTTATGGATCCAGATGCCGGTTGTAATGTTGCCTTTACTGCAAAGGAAGTTAATAAAAATGGAATGAAATGGTTGGAACCTGGGGCAGTTGGTTTTGGAAGTCCCAGTGCGATTACGGATGCTGAATATGATATGGCATTGGATCTTCATTCCTACATTCATGCTTTTGAAAATATTCAGTTGCTTGATGCAGTTGATGGGAATCACCCTACAGTTTCCAATGATAGTAGTCCCCGCCAGGAAACACCTTCTCGGAATCCGGTTGAAAGGGAGTCCCCGAGGGAATCTGCTACTACTGAATCTCCGGCAGTTGAAGCTACCGTAGAGCCTGAACTTCCTCCTAGGCGAATGATTACAGAGGCACCCACTTCTGAAGAACGCAAGTGTTCTATGGGATTTCCTTTCGGAAATAAAGATCATTGTATGAAACATGATGAGTGTAATAAATGCGATGAAGCCGAATGGAAAGAATGTGCGAATACTGCAGGAGTAAAAGTTAAATGAGTAAAATCCGGGAAACAGTTGACGCAGTAAAAGCAGAGAATTCCCGGGCAGAAGTCCAGGGGGAAGTGGTAGTATTTCCTTCTGGACTTGCTCTTATGGATAGTTTTATTGGTGGGGGACTTCGCCAGGGACATCTTGCAGGGGATATTGTTCGGATTGTAGGTCCCAGTAAAGTTGGTAAAACTTATTTGGTGATGGAAACTATTGCCGCCTGTTATCATAAATGGGGTGATAAGTTTAAATGGGTTCTTGATTGTGTTGAAGGTGGTTTTTCTTTCTGGAATGCAATGGATTTGTGGGGATTACCAATTAAGCCTGAGAATATTATTACTTCAAATACCCCCCGGGAGTCATATTATGCAATTGATAAGTTTTATCGTGAGTTGAAAGATGATGAATACGGGATTGCCGCAATGGATTCCCTGGATGGTTTTCTTGGCGATCAGCAATTGGAAAAATTAGCAATTGAAATCGCAGTACATGAAGGTACCAGTAAAAAGAAGGTTCCAGGACAGCTTAGAGCGGAAGTCCCTACTTATATGTCGTCCACATATTTTCCAATGATCTCTAAGTATTTGAATAGTACTTCTGAGACTAAAAAGAATGCATTATTTATGTTTATTTCACAACTTAGAGATAATCCGGCTATGCCGAATGCAGGTAAGAAGCCTTCTGGTGGAAATGCTGCTATTTTCTATCCAGATACTCGAATTGATTTATGGCGAGCTCAGGAGCTTACGCGGAAAGATGATATATTTGGGGAAGATCGTGTTGTTGGTTCTGTTGTAAGAGCCTTCCTGGAAAAGACAAGAACCCCCCGTCCTGAACGCCATATGTATTATACCTACTGGACCGGGAACGGACTTCAGGAAATTGAAACCAATATAGATTATATCTATGGATTACGTGCAGATGTAGGCCAAAAGATGCAGTGGGGTCAGGTTAAGGGTGGTGAAAAGATGGCTAAAGTTATCTGGAAAGATGAAACAGTTACTCGTCAGAAGCTCATTAGAATGGCTGAAGAGGATCCTAAAGTAGATTTGGAATTGCGGAAAATGGCACAAGAAGTATGGGAAAAGGTTGAAGTATCTGTAGCATCCACTCGTAGAAGGAAGTATTCATGAAAACAAGTGCTTTTGATTATTTTGAAGTTACACCCAAAGAAGTAGTAAATAAGATTACTGAATTTACAGATATGGAATTATCTGAAAAGCATCAGGGAGTAGCTACAGATACATTGTTAGAGGAATATTTAGTTTCTATTCCTTCTTGGTGTCGGTTTTTTATTCATCGAGGGATTATAGATAGTCGCCGAGCGGTTTTGAATTCCCCTGATGTTACTACACAACTCATGTTATTTAAGGGGGAAGTATGAATTATATTATCGGTATTGATCCAGGACCCACTGAATCCGCTTATGTGATTATTCAGACAGATTCTTATCCTGGTAAGTTATTACGGTTTGGGAAACTTTCTGAAAAAGTAATAAAGGAAAAGATTATAGGTTTTTTTGGGGAACATATTGGGAATCATTCTGTTGTATACCCTGCAATTGAAATGCCTGCATCTTATGGTATGGCTGTAGGGGCATCAGTTTTTAATACTTGTGCAATTGTAGGGCATTTTGAGGAATTTTTTATAGGACTTCCTTCTGATTTTACAGGTTGGCAGTGTGATCCTCTAGTGGGATCCGGGCCTTGGAGAGTATATCGGAAACGGTCTTCAGAAGAGGGAGTTCAGGCAGTATCTATGGCACTTTGTAAGAATAACCGTGCAAATGATTCTAATGTTCGTGCGGCTATAATTGATTTGTACCCCAGTATTGGTGGTGGGAGGATTCCACAGATAGGTAGTAAAAAAGAACCGGGGCCATTATACGGGGTGTCAAAAGATGTATGGGCAGCTCTTGGGGTTGCCCTTACTTTTCAGCAGTTTTTAATTGAAAAATATTCTGTTGAATCTTAATAAATATCCGTAAAGTAATTGAGGTTTATATGATAAAGAAATTAAGTTTAAAGAATTTCCAAAGTCATCCGGAATCTGAGTTGGAATTTCATCCTGGAGTAAATGTATTAGTAGGGTCATCTGATAATGGTAAGTCAGCAATTCTCCGGGCATTTAGTTGGGTGCGTTCTAATTCACCTTCTGGAGGACAGTTTGTGTCCCATTGGGCAAAGAACAAGAAAGGGAATCAGGTAGATTCTTGTTATGCTGTGGTATCGAAAGAAGTTGGTCAGGTTACTCGGGAACGGGATCGTGCGGGTAACAGATATATTCTGAATGAAGAGGAATTTAATGCAGTTCGGTCTGATGTTCCAGAGCAGGTACAAGATTTTTTCAATATGACTGATGTAAATATCCAGTCTCAACATGACCGTCCATTTCTTCTGTTTGAAACTCCTGGAGAAGTAGCTCGGATTTTGAATCGTGTAGTTAAATTGGATGTTATTGATCGGGCATTATCCGGAATTGATTCTAAGAAACGTGCAAGTAAAAAAAACATTGACCAACTTACTCGTCAGAAGGAAGAAATTCAGGAGGCATTGAAGCGGTATGCTGGCTTAGAAGAATTTGGTAAGAATCTTCAAACATATGAGGATGAAATAGTTCTAAGAGATAAGCGAGTATTAATGTTGGAGGGTATGCGGGCATCTGTATACAGTATCCGTGATTTGAAAGTTCAGATATATGAAATGAATCCTGTTTTATTGGTAGCTGTTGAGGATCTTTTGATGGATTATCATGATTCTACTGCCGTTTACTATAATACGAAATCTTTTTTAAATGAGCTCGTTACTTTGGTATATGATATTCAGAAGACTACCCGTAAGATAGACGTTGATTCTAAGGTAGGAAATCTGGCTACTGAGCTTGCCAGTATGGAAAAGGTATATAAGGACACCATTTGTAAGAAAGAAGAGCTTACAGGGCTTATTTCATGGGTATCTGCTTATAGTAAAATTGGTATTGATTTGGGTAATGAAAGATCTATTGTTGCTTTAGGGTTGGATATTATTGATTATTCAGTTGCTCGGGATTTGTATATCAATTATTTAGATATCGTTAATAATCTTCAGGAAATGCTAACAAAAATACTAACCCTTACAATTGAGATTGAGTCAATTTCAGAAGAGTTACATGAATTGGAAACTCAGACGCCTGATGTTTGTCCTACTTGTGGGACTGTTTTACGGGAGGACAGATGAAGTTAATAGTAACTGCGGATTGGCATTTACGTACTGATAGGCCACGGTGTCGGATTGATGATAATTGGTTGGAAGCACAGCGGAAAGTTATCCAATTTTGTGTGGCTGAAGCATCAAAACGACATGCCTCTTTGTTAATCTCCGGGGATTTGTTTGATCGTGCAAAATCGTCTATTGAATTAGTCAATTTTGTATTATCTGAATTACAGTGGGTGGATCCTGAAATATTGGCTATTCCTGGCAATCATGATTTGCTGTATCACAATTTGGAAAATATAGAAAAGTCAGCTTATGGGATACTTCAGAAATCACAAGTATTTTGTGAGAATATTGCCGGGGGAAAGTTGTTTCCATTTGGTACAGATACCACTGAGGCAGCTGCAGGGCAGTCAATTATATCAATTCACCGTTTAATTCTCCCGAAGGATCCTGGGTTTAATATGGGGTCCGGGTGGAATACTGCAGATGAAATATTAGATATGTATCCGGATGCAAAATGGATTTTTACTGGTGATTATCATGAAAATTTTGTACATGAAAAAGATGGTAGGTATTTGGTTAATCCTGGATCTTTGATGCGGCAGTCAGCTTCTCAGCGTGAATATCAGCCGGTTATTTATTTTGTGGATACAGAAACTGAAGAAATTTCTGTCATTCCCGTTCCGGATCCTGTAGATATGGTAGTTAGTGATTATCTTTTGGATGAAAAAGAACGTGATGAAAGAATTCAGTCTTTTGTTTCAAAGGTAAAAAATAATTCTGGAATAGGTTTATCTTTTGAGGAAAATCTGGAAGCAGAGTATTTGGAAAGAGCGAAAATCGGGGATGAAGTTCCTCAAAATGTAAAAGATATGGTTATGGAGGTCATTCAGTGATAAGCGAAAGAGAATTTCAGGTAATGCAGAGCAAGATTAAACAGAAACAGGACGAACTTACTATGGCAAAGGGAAAATTGGAGGGGATGCAGCTTACTTTGAAAACCACATTTGATTGCGATACTGTTGAATTGGCAGAGTCTAAAATATCTACAATGCAGAAGGACGTTGCAGTTCAGGAAGAGCAGATTACTGCAATGGAAGGTAATATTAAAATTAAAATGGCGCAGTTAAACCTGTGAATGAATTCCGGAAATTTTATGAAAGGAAAGTAGGCGAGCGGTCTGTACTTCAGACTCAGGGGGATAATTATTCTTCTGATTTGTCACAAGCACAGAAAAATCATATTGTTATTGAGAATGCCCAGGTTGTTATACAGGTTGTAGCAAAGAATACTCAGGAACAATTGAAGTTCCATATTGAAGATCTTGTTACAAAGGCATTGGAGGCGGTATTTCCGGAACCATATAAGTTCCGGATTCAATTTGAATTAAAACGGGGACAGACTGAGGCGGTTCTTCAATTCTTACGGGAGGGGGATGCTATTAGTCCAGCTACCGCTTCTGGAGGAGGTGCGGTTGATGTTGCCGCATTTGCTCTTAGGGTGGCATTATGGGCGATTGGTATGACTGACAATACTATTGTATTGGATGAACCGTTTCGATATCTTAGCCGGGAATTGCAACCGAAAGCTGGGGAAATGATGAGGGAATTGTCTAGTCAATTGGATTTACAATTTATTATGGTTACTCATAATGCGGATTTGGAAGAAATTGCGGATCGTGTTTTTAAAGTTAAAATGACTAATGGAAAAACAGTAGTATTGGTAGCTTAATGGGATATTTTAGAAATGCTGAAATAATCCATGGTAGAATTCGGACCGAATTTAATACAGTCCGGTCCGAGTTTTTTAAGGTTCTTGGGTATGTGAAGTCTTTATATGGGGCAGAGTCGGAGCATATAGATGGTAGATGGTTTTGGTGGGTTGCAGATAGTGATCGGAATCGCACTGTATTGAAGTCCCTGAATTTTTCAATATCTGAATTAGAAGATAACTCAGAACTTCCCGGGGTATCTCATCGTTTACGGGATTACCAGAAGACTGGTGTTCGGTTTGCTGATAGGTATTCCGGATCCATTCTCCTGGGGGATGATATGGGGCTTGGAAAATCTTGCCAGGCTTTATCTTATGTTTCCCTTCGGAAAACGTATCCTTTGTTGATAGTATGTCCAGCTTCTGTAAAATTGAATTGGGAACGTGAATATCATATGTGGTGTAATGGTGAAAAATCAGTGACTATTTTATCCGGTAGAACTCCGTATTTGGCTGGTGGGGATGTTTGGATTATCAATTATGATATTCTAACGTTTTGGAAAGATACCATTATTCGTATGAATCCGGTTCAGATCATTGCAGATGAAGTTCAGTATATAAAGAGAACTCAGGGGTCTGAAGCAAAGCGAACACGGGCCTTCAGAGCGGTTTGTCGGAATAGGCCGTTGATTGCATTATCAGGAACTCCTATTGAAAACCGACCATATGAGTTTTTTAATATTCTGAATATTTTACGTTCAGATATGTTTCCATCTCCACATAGATTTGGTTCCCGATTTTGCGCACCGGAACGGAATAGGTTTTCAGGGTATATGGAATATAAAGGTGCTACGAATTTAGGGGAATTAAATGCACTACTCCGTAGTATTATGATTCGTAGGAAAAAAGAAGACGTTTTAACGGAATTGCCTCCGAAACAGAGAATTCCCATTCCTATGGACGTCGAAGCGAAATACCGGAAAGAGTATTCTGAGGTAGAAAAATTATTAAATTCCGCAGTTCGGAAACGTACCGGTAAAGATACGATGAATATTTTGTCTGTTATCGAACAATTAAAACAATTATCTGTCAAGATGAAGATGAAAGCTGTAATAAAGTGGATTACAGATTATTTGGAGAATAACGGTAAGTTGGTAGTATTTGGGACTCATAGGGAAACAGTAACAAGTTTAATGACCGCATTTCCTGGAATGGCTGTTAAGATTGATGGCAGTGTTACCGGAAAGGGTCGGCAGGCTGCAGTGGATGCTTTTCAAGAGGATCCAAAGATTCGGTTGTTAGTAGGAAATCTTCAAGCTGCAGGCGTTGGGTTAACTTTAACTGCAGCAAACGCGACGGCTCATTTGGAATTCGCATGGAGTCCCACGGCACATACTCAAGGGGAAGACCGAGTACACCGGTTGGGTCAAACAGCAGATGCAGTATTTGCTTATTATTTGATTGCAGAGGGTTCAATTGATACTGATCTTTTGGAAATCATAAATGCAAAACAGAAAATAGTGGATGCCACTATGGATGGTACTGAGGCAGCGGAAACTCCTATGTTTAATATGCTTATGAATAGACTTGAAAAATCACAAAGGAAGGTTCGTGTTGGATCATAATAAAATTAAATTTTCGGAAGTAGATATAAGTCCGGAAAGAAAAATAATTCTGAATATGTTGACGCAGGAAGATTTTTTGAGGGAGTTTATTGAATACCCTATGAAATTTCAAACTCCGTATGCCAAATTGGTTGGGAAATGGTGTAGGGATTTTTTCCGGGATTATGGAACTGCTCCTGGTAAAAATATAGAACGGTTGTTTTTAAATTATCGTTCTGCAATGGAAAAGGATGACGTAGAGGCTGTAGGAAGATTCCTGCAGTCTATTTCAGCACAGTTGGACCAGGAACCAGATGGGTTTAATCTTCCGTATGAGGTGAATACAGCTGAAAAATATTTGCAGGAACAATCTATAAAGGATTTTCAGGATAGGTTGTCTTTGCATATGAAGGCGGGGGACCTGGGAGCTGCAGATGCTTTAATTGCCCGATATAGTATGCCTGAGAGGGGTGTCGGAGTTGGTATAGACCTGTTATGGGATGTTGATCCTATTAAGCAAGCATTTGCTGTAGGGGATCCGTATATTTTGAAATATCCGGGAGCATTAGGGCAGATTGTTTCTGGATTATACCCTTCTGAAGTTACTGGATTTATGGCTAAAACTGGTTTGGGAAAAACATGGTGGATGGTATTTACGTTTTTACAGGCAGTTTCTCAAGGAATTCCTACTTTGTTGTTATCCTTGGAAATGTCTGAAATTGATATGTTGAAAAGAATTTGGCAGGCGCAACTTAGAAGGCGTGCGATTCATGATTCTGAACCTATGGTAGATATTCCGGAATTCGAGTATATGGATGGTTTATATCATATTCGGCACCGGGAAATTGAAGCAAAACCATTGGAAAAGGATCATATTATTCAGCAACAGAAAGGGCTTCAGTATTTATGGCAAGGCACTCAGGCAAAGGTTTGGTCATATCCTACGAATACTTTACGGATGTCCGGATTGCAGAATGATTTAATTCGGGCAAATCAGCGGGAAGGTTTTCAGCCCCGGTTAATTTTAATTGATTATCCGGCAATTATGGATAATTCTGGAAGGGATGAACGCCGTGTTCGGATTGAACAAACCTGGATTGATTTGAAACAAATGGCCAGTGAAATGAACATTGCAATCATGGGGGCTCTTCAGGTTACTAGTGATAAGTTACGGCCAGGGCAACGACCAGACCTTACAAGTATTCCAGAAGCAAAAGTAATTTCTTCTCACATGTCAGAATTATTTGCTCTATGGACTGCAAAAAATGATGAGGGTAAAGGAGTAATGCGGGTATCTCCATTGAAAAGTAGGCATTCTAAGCGGGGTGCCAGGGATGCTGTAATTACTTATAGCCATTCAATTGGGCAGGCATATTTAGATTCACAAATTTCATCTAAAGTTGCTTTTTAACTATTGACATATTCGCTATATTGGAATAAAGTGAATTATCAAAAGATTACCGGGGGATACTATGAGAAAACGATTTGTAGATTTTAAAGTTGACCAGGTTTTAGAGGGCATGGAATCAGTAACTGCTGAAGATGTTTTAGCAGTATGCCGGAAATGGAAATCTGATGGTTTTACTTTACGGTATGCAATTCATAGATTTGAACGTTGGTTTTATATCACTCATAGAGAACAATACACTACGTTTATTTGTAGCTCTGAAAATATAAATAAAGAAACGATTTGGGAGCAAATTCCGAAAAGTATTCCCGGATATAATGGGAATAAGTTTATAGATTATCCTCATGTTTTTATTCCCGGTAAAGGTTCTTTTTATTTTTATGAATCGGATGCAGAGAATGCTGAAAAGGATGCTGTAAATAAGGTTGGTGGTTATATTGAAACTGTAGTTCATCATGGCATGATTCTTTATAGAAAATGCTGGTCCAATTGCTGGGATTAAGGGGAATATTATGAGGCATATTATAGATCAGATTAAGCGGAGTCCCGGAGGTTCCATACTGGAACTTATTTCAATTACGATTACTGTGATATTTTTAGTATCGTTGGCAGGGACTTTATTTGGCAAGATTGTAATGGGAGTAATTGGTATTTCTTATGATCTTTTGAAAGTATGGCAGATCCTGGAAGTAAAGAAATTTTATCGTAAACATAAGATTTGGAGTACTGGATGGAGGATAGTATGAAGATCGATTACAGGAAATATCCGCAGAGGTGGATGAAAAAATAGATCAGATTGATATCCTTGAATCTGGATGGATAACGGCGTCAGATAGGCTTTCCACTACGATTACTATTAGATCACAAGAGCGTTCAGAATTGACGCAGCACCGGGTTATTTTCGCTCTTCAGAGAGAACATGCCATTTCAACTATTAACCGACTGGAAGGGGAACAGCAAGTTCTACGGGATATTGCAGGGATATCCTATGGGTCGGTTGCTTCAGCAGAGTTTACCCGGGTAGCTCAATTGTTACAGGTGGATGCTGAGAAATTTTTAGGGATCTTTTTAATGGTTCTTTTGTCCGGAGTAGAAATAGGAATCATAATGTTAATGGATCCTGAGAAGATAGTTCCAAAATCAGTAAAGCATATAGTTCCTAAAAAAGATGTGGTTTTAGAAGAAATGGACCGTGTAATAGATGCAATGTTAAAAGGTGGCCAGGGGAAATTGCCGGGAGTGCAGAGGATTTCAGAATGGAGTAATGTGTCAGTAGTTCGGGTCAGCGCATACCGGACATTATTCATACAGCAGGGGTTACTGCAAACTTCCCAGGGGGCTACCAGTGCCGTATGCGGTCCTAAAGAAATGAAGGCGAAAGCCCGGAAATTCCGGGATAAGATAGATATATAGGAGGCTCTTATGAAAGTAAAGAAGTCGGAAATTGCTGGTGTAGTATTAGCATTTGCAACAGTGGCGAAGTTATCTGGTGGGGATGATCTTATTCATTTTTCAGCTGATCGTATTTCAGTACGGTCCCATGTAATGGATATTGATGTTTTAATGCCTGGATTGAACATTGATGCGGTAGTATCCGCAAAGACGTTGGATAATATTCTGCGGGATATGGGAGCAGGTGATCTGGATATCCGGGATATGAAAAGTCAGATTAAAATATCTGATGGGGTTCGGAAAGGTACTTTGAAAAAGAAAGATATTTCTGATGATCGTGTGATAAGCATGGATTATGATGACATGACAAATCTTTCAGAGCGGTTTTGGGAAATTCTCGAAATGTGTATTTTTGATGGGACTGGTAATAAAGGTATTCAGTTTCTGGGAGATGTTGCAGTTAATAAAACTAATCCTGAAATGTTAATTATGGATATCAGTACAGATCCTTTTTATTTGAATGCGGATCAAGTAGGAATTCTTACTCATATGGGTATGGGGACAGATGCCAGGATTCAGATTACTGATAATGTAGTCCGGTTCACTGATTTAACTACTTATGTTGAATGCCGCAGGGGGCGTGTTCCTTCTGGAGTAACTGTTGAAGGGATTGAAAAGTTTCAAACTCAGATGTTGAAGAAAGCTATTCCTATTTTTTCACAAATTCTTCCGGATACAATGGCTAGTGTTTTAAAGCATGTTTCCAGTTTTGGAGAAGATGATCAGGAATCCGGCAAGAGTGTAATTATATCTTTTGATCATACTACTTCAACAGTATGTCTTTCTGGTGAGAATATGACTGGTTCTTTTGAAGAGACTGTAGATATGGAATATACGGGAGACGTGGATATTTCTCTATCAGCCTCTGTATCAGTTCTTCGGTCCCTTATCGGAAAATCGTTTACTCTTTTGGAAAGGCCTGATTTGAAAGGGTATTATTTAATGGTGTCTGAGGATACTGAAAAAGGATTACAGTACATCGGAACAGGGAAGAAAGGTTAGTATGGGGTTATTCGGGGAATTTATAGACGTTTCACAAGCACAGACTGATATTGAACGTGCATTATCGGATATTGATAAAAAGATTCAGGATGGTGAAGATAGAAAATGTTTGCGGAATAAATGTGATAAGTGTTCTTTGAAGGTGCAATGCCAAGAGAAGAATACTGAAGCAATGTATATTGGTAGTGGACATAAGAAAATCCTTGTAGTTTGTGATTCCCCGGAGCTTAGTTCTATAGTAACTAAAAATTATCGTTCCGGGGAACAGTATGAATTTTTAAAAGAAGAATTTTACAAGTCCGGAGTGGATTTGGACCGGGATTGCTGGATGTCATGGGCTGTACGTTATCCCGTTGATAAAGTGAAAGATGGTATGCGGAATAATTGTAGATATCAGTTATTCCGAACTATCAGGAAGTTGAAGCCTGAGAAGATTATACTGGTCGGGAAGGACCCGGTTGCTGCAATATTGGAGCATCGCGCAAGTTCCAGAGTGAAAACCGGGGATATTGTATGCTGGGCGGGTTGGCAGATCCCTGACCAGGAATTGAAAGCGATGGTTTATCCAGTGTTTGATCCTGTAGTCGTTCGGTGGATGAAAAGTTTTGTTTTGGATAAGTCTTCTCGTAAGTTGATACGGGATGCTTTAAAAGATCATAAAACATTTCATAAATATGATTACAGTTCAGAATGTGGGTATCTGGATAATGAACAGGAAGCTATTTCTTGGATTAAGACTTGCCAGAAAGCCAAACGGGTTGCTTTTGATTATGAGACTACGGGTTTGAAACCGGATAAGAAAGGGCATAAGATTATTTGTGTATCAATTTCAAATGGTATTATGTCATTTGGTTTTGAAATGTATGCCAGTCGGGAATTTCGGTATGAATTAGCACAATTATTACAGAATAAAAAGATTCAGAAGGTTGCTCATAATCATAAGTATGAGGAAACCTGGACCGAAGTATTGTTGGGATATAAAGTAGCAAATTGGTATTTTGATCCCTATGTGGCCCAGCATATTATGGATAACCGTCCTGGAATTACTGGATTGAAATTTCTCTCATATGTCCACTATGGAAATATGGGGTATGATAATCGGCTGGATCCATATATAGAATATACTCGTCCTGGGGATGATTCCGATTCAGCTAATAGAATCAATATGATGGAATACGCACCAATAGATGAAGTTTGTCTTTATTGCGCAGAAGATAGCCATCTTACATATAAAATAGCAGATAATCAAATAGCTCACATGGATGGTCATCGCCGGAAAGGTTTTGATTTATTTATGAAGTCTTCTAGTACATATGTTGGAATGGAACGGAATGGTGTAAATATTTCTACTTCGGGATTGATGCAGGCTGAGAAAGATGTTCTTAATTATATTTCTGAAGCAAATGAGGCAATTCAAAACGATCCTGATGTAGCAAAATGGCGGGAGATAAATGGCCATTTGTTTGATCAGGGGTCCACAGATGATTTGAAAGATTTTATTTATGCATATATGGGAGAAAAGGTTAAAAAGAAGACGAAGGGTGGGGAGCCGTCTACAGATAAGTCAGTTTTGGAAGATTTGGCAAAGCAGGGGAAATCTGCAGTATACGGGCATATTCAGAAATACAGGAAATGGTCTAAAGTTCTTGAATATGTTGTTGGTATAAAAAGAGAAGTTGTTGATGGGACGCTTCATTGTTTTTTTGGGCTGGGGAATGTTAGTACTTATCGAACCAGTTCTAATTCAATAAATTTACAGAATATTCCAAAGCGGGATAAGGAAGTAAAACAGCTACTTCGGGATGTGTTTATTCCTACTCCGGGGCATCAGTTTATGGAATATGACTTCAGAGCTTTTGAAGTATCCATGTATGCCTGTTATTCCCGAGATGAAGTCTTGATGGAATATGCCAGGAATCTTAGTAAGGACATGCATAGGGATATGGGTGCTTATATTATGAAGTACTCCTGGGATGACATGATTGCGAAGTTTGATGCTGGTGGAGCGAAGGCCTTTCGGCAAGAAACGAAATCGGGGTTTGTATTTTCTCAGTTATACGGTGCAAGTGCGGATACCAGTGCTTCTTATTTTTGGGAATTTTTTAAAACAGAAGAAGGTTCCAAGTATTGGGATGATTTTAGTAGCCGTACTGGAATGGAGTCTTATCAGGAATGGTTGGAGTGGATTAAATCAGTAGAGAATTATTTCTGGAATATTTTATTCCCTGATTTGGGAGCATGGCGTGAACGTAATTGGAAGAAGTATACGGAAAGCGGAAGGATTCGGTATTTTACTGGTTTTTATGCAATTGGAAATCTTGCTAAGACGCAGGCTACCAATTTTGCAATACAAGGGACTGCAGCACACGTTAAATTGATGACAATGAATCTTCTTAGCGATAAGTTAAAGAAAGATGGAGCAAAATCAAAAGTTTTCTGTGAGATTCACGATAGTCTAGTATTGGATGCACATCCTGAAGAGGAAGAGTATTTGGATAAAGTGATGACTTGGATAGTAAATGTACGGATTCCTGAAATGTGTCCATGGGCAGTTGTTCCCTTTTATGTTGAGAAGGCAGTAGGGGGAGTAGATGAATCATGGTCCACAGTGGATGAAGTTGGAATAATTAACGCAGTATAGGAGGTTGTATGGGAGGCATACACGTAGAACATCGGCCTGAGAGGTTGGGAGAGATTTGGGGGAATTCTGAGAGCATTCGTACGCTTCAGAATATTTTTAAACAGGCAAACCATGATCAGACATTTTTATTTCATGGCACCCGGGGATGCGGTAAAACGACTACAGCACGGGCATGCGCAAAGGAACTGGGGGTTGATTCTGGAAATATTGAAGAAATCAATATTGCGGATCAGCGTAATATTGATGATGCCAGAGCGTTGATTGCCGGTTTAGATTTTCCTCCATTGGAAGGTAAGCGGGTTTATATTCTGGATGAATGTCATATGGCAAATGACTTCTGGTCTAATGCTCTTTTGAAGTCATTGGAAGAGCCTCCGTCTTGGGCATATTTCTTTCTTTGTACTACAGACCCACAGAAGTTAAAAAAGACTATCCGGAGTCGGTGCCAGGAATTCTTATTTGAACCATTAGCATTTAGAACTTTATCCGTAAAAGTGCGACAGTTGATGGCTGATAATAACTGGGAACTTGAAGATATTCAGGTATCTCAAATAGTAGAGAATTCTGAAGGTATTCCACGGGATGCTTTAAAATTACTTGGAAAGGTATTACAAGCTGCTCCTGATGATCGTAATAGATTGTTGCAGGATTCAGTTCAGGAATCAGAGTCTCATAATTTAGCACAGGCTCTTTTGAAAAAAGATATAAAATCAGCGATGGCTGCAGCAAAGGACCAGAAAGCTCCTGGAGCAGAAGAGAAGATTCGTAGGGGAATTATGGGATATATGGCCATGTTAATGGAAAAGGGACCAACTAACCCTCAGTTTCAGCGTGCATATGAAGTTTTTTATTCATTCAAGGATCCTTTCTATAATCAGGGATGGCCTGGGTTGATATTCGCAATTACAGATTCTATCTATGGGGGATAATGTGGGTAGGAGAGGTGGAGGAATAGCACAGACAGGACGGGAAGGCCGTCAGGATATACAAACTCATCCTGTAGTAGCTAAGGCGATTATGGAGTATTTACGGCCACATTTTATTCATTTGGATGGGTTTAATCCACTTATTTTGGATGCATGTGCGGGAGATGGGGTTTTAGGAGTTGCTTTGCAGGGAGCATTATATTGGAATTCCATATTGTATTCGGTTGATGTTGTTTCTAAACATTCCCGTGTGGATGAACGGGACACCCTTTCTGTAGTACGGCCAGGGGCTGGGTTTAATATTATTGTTTGTAATCCTCCATGGAAAGAAAAAGACGCATTGGCTATTTGGAATCATTTATATTCGTTATTGGCCCCGGATGGAATTTTAGTATTTTTGATTAACAATGTATTTTGTTACCAAGGGGTAGACAGAGCGTCTGTATTGAACTATCAGAAATATTATTTTCTTCCTCGTTACACGTTTATTAACGCGGGGAAGGATTTGTTAGATTGTGGAATTATGGTTACTCATAAAAATAATGATGTTCCTCGTGAGGCTGCTGAATTACGTCCGTTTATTGAAATTAGAAAGGAGTCTATTATGCCGGTTCATATGAAAGATATTGCTGAAAATTATGATTTAAAGTTGTCTGAGGTTAAAGTGTATGCCAAATGTTTTATGGATCAGGTTCGGCAGCGATTGACTGATGAAACCGGGAAGGTTTTGGAAGGTTATATTAAAAAATATGTCCGTAGTGGTCAGCGAGCGGCTGATTGCCTGGGGGTAAGCCGCCAGCGATTTCATGTTTTGATTAACGAGCATGGGAAAGTACCTATAAGTTTTGGAGATAAAACTCAATTTTATCTCCGTTCTGATATTGAAGAAGTTAAAGGGAAAATCCAGATAAATTATAGAAAATAAACTATTGACATATATACCATATAATCATAAAGTAAAGTATCAAAAGATTACAAGGGGCTAAAAAATGGTTGATTCTAATTTAATTGCGGGAAGTTTAAAAAGGACTTTTAAATATGTTCCTTTTGAAGATTTGAAATCGGAAGTAGATTGTTGTTTGCTGGAAAATGCAGATAAGTCTGAAGGATATAAGTTTATTACCGCAAAGCATCGAGCATTTGATTTCGCGGTAAAGGAGCAAGGTTCTGTTTTGGATTCTCGGTCGGATGCCTTGGAGTGGGTTGCCGGGGGATACCATGATAGGGAATCAGCTTCTGTAATGATGCTGGATTGCTCATTATCATTATCCGGTGATGCATATGAATTGGTCCGTCGAATAACCACAGGTTCAATTGATGCGGGTAGCTATCATTCTATGAGGCACATCCGGATTCAATTAGAGGAAGAGGGGTGGACTAGATATAAGGCTGAGATGGCATTGAATGAAGTAAGAGAATTTTGGAGGGATTATGTCGCTTGAAATAGAGAAAAAGCCGATTAAAGATTTCCTGATATTAGCTGGGAAAATAGTTAAGGGTTCTGAGTTATCAATCCTTAGTACTTTGAAAGTAGAGATTGCTCCTGGAGGACTAAAGTTATCAGGGACTAATTTAAAAGTATGGATCACTGAATATTTTCCATATATTCCTACTGTAATGGAGCATACAGGGTCTTATTCTGCAGAAGGCACAATTAGTTTGTTGGGAATTAAGGCATTTCTTCAGGGACCTGAAAAATATATTACGGAAGAAATGTTACGGGAATTTCAGTTTAGTAATATTTCGGCAGATAGGTTTCCTGATACACCTTATGTTTTGGATGATAATAGTATGCAAGGGACTTTAAAAGATCTTAAAGTTCTTCAGTATATTGATAAATGTAAATCCGGTGATGATTCCCGTTATTTCATGCAAGGGACGTATTTTGAGCATTCTGAGGATGGTTTGAAGTTGGTTGCAACAGACGGTTGTAGGATGGCATGTGCCAGTAATCAGAATATGAATCCTTCTTGTAGGGGGTATCCTAATCTGATTGTAGGTAATATTCAGTTTTTAAAAGGGTGGAAAGTAAATAACCTGGATTACTATATTCCTGCTTGTACTAATCAGATAGTATTTCAAAGTGGGTTTCGGGAAATTGCATTGCCTACAATTGAAGGTCAGTTTCCGAATTATACGCGTGTTATTCCTGATACATTTGGAAAACCGACGGTAGTTTATGGCCCTGATATTTTAAATGCTTTTAAAGAAGTGAAACAGGAAGTGGCTTTACTTGGAATCAACTATAATCGTTTGCCGGCACATAGGGTATCATTTGAAGGTTTAGAGGTAAAATTTAATATTTCTGATACTATAGATGTTACAGTACAGAACCCGTTTCCAAAGGAATTTCCGGTTGCTGTATTTACTATGGATTATTTAATAGATGCTTTTAGCTATAAAGAAAATTATGATCTTTATGAAAGTGTTCCCGAAAGGGCATGGGTAATTGAAATTCCAAGTAAGGATATCATGCACGTAATTATGCCGCTGGTAATATAATAATGGATGTAGTTAGTTTTCTTCAAAAGTATGGAATTTCCCATGAATTAAATGGTAAGAATACCGGAAAGGGATGGGTGGGAGTTAACTGCCCATTCTGTGGGGACCATGGTTATCACGGGGGATTTAATTTACAGTCCGGAGGATGGTCCTGTTGGAAATGTGGCCGGAGCCGTAAACAATCTACAAAAAATGCTATTAAACAGTTAACTGGGGTTCCCTGGGGGGAAGTGCAAGAAATTCTGGAAGAATTCTTTAGGGGGTTTGGTACAGGATATCGTGGGGAAGATCATGTTGAGAAAAAGCCTTTCTTTCTTCCCGGGAGTCCAGATTTTAAACGCGGAACCATTAAGTATATATCTGATCGGAAATATAATATTGATTTACTGCGGGGCAAATATGGGGCGCTCTGCGGAGGGTATGATGGTGATTATTCTTATCGCGTAATCGTTCCTATAAAATATCAGGGAAGGATAGTAAGTTTTCAAAGTAGGGATACTACAAATTTCCAGAAAATTAGGTATAGGGATTGTCCAAAGGATACCGCAGTAATTTATCATAAGAATATTTTGTATAATCTGGATAATTGTAAGGAAAATTGGTGTTTGGTTGTGGAAGGAGTTTTTGATGTTTGGAGGCTCGGGGATAATTGTTGTTGTACTTTTGGAACTGGATATACTCAGGCACAGGTTGTTTTATTATCTGATTTGTTTGATAAGGTATTTGTTTGGTATGATCCTGAAGCAGAACACAAGGCTCAGGAATTATGTATGGATTTGAAAGCACTTGGAACATTTGCTGAGGTGCTTATGATAGATGCTCCTGAAGATCCTGGGGAAACCGCTCAGGGGGATGCTGATTATATTATGCAAATGGTAAGGGAGAGAGCAGTATGAATTTTGAGATAAGGGATTTTGTATTTATTGGGAGTGGTTTTTTATTGGCAACACTGATTTTTTTAACAGTCCCTCAGAGTGTACAGGAGGTTCCCATTGCTTCTAGGGTTCAATCAGAAACTGTTGTTTTAGATAGTGGTATTTCTGCAGCTGTAGAGACTTCAGAGTCTTCTGGTGCAGTTATTGTATTTCAGGATGCTGTAGTTTATAGCAGAGAAGTTGCTGGTTTGCATATTACTGAATTCCCTGTTGCGGGATACAGCGAGGATCCTAAATATGATTATGTTCTTACAGTAGTATTAGAGTCCGGGCAGAAATTATCTATAAGTATGCCAGATCGGGGAACTGCTGAGGATGTTATGATATTTATTGCAAAGAGATGCGTATGACTCGGGATTATGATGAATTGCAACAGGCGGGGATGGCCGCACGATTGGAAAAATTGCTTCAGAATACTCATAAGCGGGGGTTTGATGTAGTTGATTTGGATTATAGCCGTAGCCGGTTGGAGGATGAACGTAGTGAACTGGATGATGAACTTGATCAGTTGTTATCCTGGAATTCCTACTCGTTGGTCCAGAAGATATTGTTGTTGGAGCGGGTTCGTAGTGAGGCTGGGGATGAAGGTAATTTTCTGGATATGATCATTTTGACAGTAGATAAAATGTTAATTGATTTACGGAGGGAACATGCTATTGAAATCAGGTGATAGAGTGAAAACTGAATATGGTATGGGAACAGTGGTTGACTCTGAAGGAGTTACTGGTTGTTTGGCGGGCCGGTTTCGTATTTTGATTGATTCCTGGAAAAGTCTTCCGTATGGCCTTCCTCAGATGCATACCCACCAGGGGGGATTGTATATTATGGTTTCTGAGTTAGAATTGGTTCCTATAGAATAATTTTATTTTAACTATTGACATATATACCATATAATCATAAAGTAAAGTATCAAAAGATTACTTAATCGGGGGATTAAATGAATAAACGACAAATATACCGAGAACAGGCTGTTGAGATCCGGAAAACAGAGAATACTGAGGTATTTATAATTGATCGTAAAAAGTATACTGCTATGGGATTCAGTTGTAAGAAAACAAAGCCTGATTTTCATAGTAGGTATATGAATAATAATCATATGGAAGAGTGTTTAAGTATCTGGGCAATGAATAAGGAAAAGTCTCTTCTGGAAAAGAAGGAACGGGAAGTTGCTGAAAAGAAACGCAGGGATGAAGTCGCCGCTGGAATTAAAGTGGGCGATATATTTGTAGCTTCCTGGGGGTATGATCAAACAAACGTGGATGCCTACCAGGTAGTTGCTCGTAAAGGGAAAGTTAGTGTAGTTATTCGCGAGATTGGTTACAAGACAGTTTACAAGACAGGTGAAGATTTAAGGGGAATAGATTGTGACCGTATAATGCCGGTGAAGGATCAGTTCTTAGAAATATCTCCTGAAATTTCAAAACGGTTGGTCGGGAATTGTATTCGGATATCTGATGTTGAAACTGCATGGTTGTGGGATGGTAAATCTGATTATTACAGAAGCTGGTACGTATGAAGATGTCTGGAAAGAGTAATCTTTTTTTATTCTAACTATTGACATATATGCTACTTAATATTAAAGTAAAGTATCAAAAGATTACCTGGGGGTTCCAATGGAACATTTTTTTCTTGATTCTTCAGACCGTTTAGAGATTCAGCGATATATCGCCCGTATGGCCGATGGTCAGTTGGCTATTGATCAGAAATTAAATAGTAATCTCCATTTAATGACTGGTAGTATAATCCATGGACTTATGTCAGAACGGGAGTTTTTAACTACTCAGATTGAGAAGCAGGAAAGAATCTTGAAAGATGGAGTTTTGGGATGGTAAGTAAAACAGAACAGGCCCGGAAGGATTACAAGTCCGGGAATTTCAAAGCTCTTTTGAAAGTAACAAAAGATTGGCGAATTGGTATTACAAAAGATGAGCGTACTCAGATGTCTCGGGGGTATGAATGTTTAATCCGTCCGGAATTTTTTAAAATGATCGGGAAGGATCCCGTAGTTGAAATTCAGAAGGCTGTAGCGATAGCTAAAATAAAAGTTATTTTTTAGGGGGATTACTGTGGTAAATGATTTAAATTCGATTATTTTAGAGGGCGTAATTATAGAAAGAATGGCCCGTTCTAATGAACAGAATAATGTTGAGTTTGTGGAACTTAAAATAGCTACCTGTCGGAAATATATAAGGGATGGGAAAACTATTATAGATAAGGCTGATTTTTTTATTAAAGTTCAAGGGAGATTGGCTAAGAAAGGTAGTAGTTATCTGCCGGTTGGTCAATCTATTCGGGTAGTTGGGCGGTTGGCAAATGATTCCATGAAAGGTCCGTTAATAATTGCGGAGCATATTGAATTACGGGGGATACAAGAACATGATTCTGTATGGAGTTAAATATGCGGGAATATTTTAATAATCGTTTTGTAATAATTTGGGGGGGGGGTATTTTGATGACTATAAAGCAGAAATTCGATGTTGTATGGGATGAAGTTAAAGAATCTATTCCTTCGTGTATTACACATCCACGGGATGTTGTCGGGCATCTTTCACATTTACGGAATAAGTCGCAGGAGCATTTTGATGTCGTAATTCTTAATGGCGCTCATAGGGTTATAAAAGTGAAAAATATTACAAAGGGTATTGCAAATAAAACTATAGTTCATCCACGAGAGGTATTTCGAGCAGCAATTTACAGCAATGCTGTAGCTATAATTATTGCCCATAATCATCCGTCAGGGGAATTGTCTCCATCTACGGAAGATTGTGAGATTACGGCTAGATTGAAAGCATCCGGGGAGCTTATAGGGATTCCTGTATTAGATCATGTGATTATCTCACAACGGGGTTATTATTCGTTTTTGGAAGAGGGGGCATTTTGATGAAAGAAGTCAGTTTTCAGGAAATAGAATGTAGGGAGGAACTGATAGCTCAGTTTACTAAGCATGGTATAAACGGTAATGAAGATATGGATTCAACTATACTTCATATTTTTATGGAGCACGCTAGTACAATTTATGAGGATCTGGATCAATTAAAATTCCTGTCTTTTTTTATGAAGGATCGTTATTTTTTTGATTTTAAATTGGATTTGAACCGGTGGTTGCAGATGGATACTGGGCAGGATGCCTCTTATTACGGGAATTGGGTCAATCCGCAGCTTCGTACTCATATTACTTATTGTGAAGGGGATATATATGTGATTGTGAGTAAATCTGATGCAAGTTTCATGAAATATATGAAAGTTACACGGGGTTGGCATTTGAATAATGATGGTAAGGTCTCTCTGGACCCTGGGTTGACTCCTAGTGAGTTTGTTCAGATGTTTATGAAGGCCTGGGAGGATCATATTGAAAATTAAAAATAGTACAGTAATTGCTACTGCAAAGAATTTGCAACTTATAGAACTGGATATTCAGCATATGGATGACTATTTGGTGGTTTGTGGAGATGAAATTTTAAATTGTTCTACATCCCTGGATGATGGTATGTCTGCTTTGAAGGGTATGTCAGGGGAAGAATTTCCGGTTATATATACTCGGTTATCCACAGATCAATTTTTAACAGAGTTCACGGATTTGTATGATGAGCATCGTACTGATGTTGTTGGAATTGTTCGTAGTTTCCAGCAAGGGATACTTCCTGAAGATTGGAAGACCTGGCGGGAACACAGGTATATAAAAGCAACTATTGGCGGTATTGAAGTAGAGTATGATACTTGTACGACTACGTTTTCATACTGGGATGAAGAGGAAGACAATTGGGTGGTTGTTCCGGATTGCTTATATTCTGATTAAAATCTGTCATTCATGATGTTACAGCAGTATAGTAGTATCAGTTTTTAGGACGGGGAATATGAATGCTTTTAAAATTATGGTAGCTGAAGGGCATGAGGTTGATATATTGACCGGGATGTGTTCTTGTGGCGATCCATTTTGTTTATACATGGAGGAACGTATGGGGTATCAGAGGAATCAGTCTACTGAGAGTGATTATGATTTTTATGAGGTGAGTTCAGCACTTCAGAAGATGGTTCGGCGGGGGAAAGAAGAGGAAGCAATTTATTGGGCATTGGAATTGGAGCCATATTATCATAAATATATGTGGAAACGGCTTACAGTAATGGTACATGAGGAAATTGGTATAGCAAATCCAATGGCCCCGGTTATTCTTAATACCTATAAGGAACAATATTATCAGTTACGAGAAACTAAAGCGAAAGAACGGTTTTTGGTTGTTGCCAATACTATTTTATTCCTTTGCAGAGAACCGAAGTGCAGGATTGGCGATGATTTCATAAATGTAGCCCTCCGGGAAGAGAGAACTAAGGAAATTCCTGATGCGGCATTGGATGCACATACCCTTCGTGGGAAGCGGATGGGTCGTGGATGGGATAAAGACGGGGATGAATTCTGGTATACAGTTTCTTCAATTGTAGAAAATGAGGTTCCTGGGTTAAATACTTATCTGAGGAGACGTAAGTTTTTAACTGAATCAAAGGTACCAATTGTGTTTAATCCTGAGATATAATTGTAATACTTGATTTGTCCTACCGGGGCTGTTATTCTAAACAGATAACAGCCCTTTTTAGTGCTTGGAGGTACAAATTGAACGTTTTAGATAAAAAATTGGAAATTATTGATGTTAAGGACATTAAAGTAAACAGTAAAAATTGGAGGAAGCATGACCGGGCGCAGCGGCGAATGTTTCAGGAATCTTTGGCAGAGGTTGGGTATATCACTCCTATTATCTGGAATAAACGCACAGGGAACCTGATTGATGGTGAGTTGCGGTATACAGAAACCAAGGCAATGGGAGCGGAAACTATCGAAGCTCTGGTTGTGGATGTTTCTCTGGAAGAGGAACATAAAATATTGGCCTTGTTGGATCAGGTATCCAATGGAGCTGCTATGGATACTGAGGCTTATTCTAAGTTGGTATCTGATATTGCATTTAAGCAGGAACAGCTTACTAAAGATTTGAAGTTGAAATATGAGAAAACAAAAGAACAGAAAACAGAACGGGAACATGCCGAGTTTGAATTGATGCCTGAAATGCTTTTGGAAACGGATTATATCATCTTGGTATTTAAAGATCCTATAAATATGGCTGCTGCCAAGGATATGTTTGGGGTAGAGAGGAAGATTGATCGGTATAATGGTAGTAAAGGGGAATGCCGCGCTGTGGATGGTGATGCCTGGCTTGCTGCAAGGGATAAAAAATGAGGCTGGTAATTCCGAGTATGGGGAGGCCGGAATTTATTCCTAAAACAATGGCATGGCGATTATTGCCTTTCCTGGAGGATATGTATGTAGTTGTAACCCCTGGGGAAGCTCTCGAATATAAGAAATATATGGAACATCCTAAAGTTCATATTGTGGAATGTCCTGAAAAGAATTTACCCCGTACTCGTAATTGGGCTTTGGAAAATCTGTGGCCTGAATCCAATGAGCTTATGATGATGGATGATGATATAAAAAATGTATTGTGGGGGTTATGGCGAAAGTCAGTAAAATTGACTCCTGAAGATGTTATGCAGGCTATTCGTGAGGATATGGAACTGGCGGCAGTAATCGGGGTTCCTTTCTTTTCATTTCGTGCATTCCCTGGGGGAATAAACAGGGTACGCCGTCCGGCTCCTATTCATATGAAAGGCAGGGTAGTGAATTGTCTGATTGTATTTTCAGATCCTAAAATAAGGTTTGATCCTGAAATGGATGTTTTGGATGATTTTGAATTATCTATGTGGTGTCTCTTTCACCATGGTCTTTGTGTATCGGATGGCCGGTATTTGATGGAGCAGTTGGGCGGGAAGATGGGAACTGTGCAGGGAGGAATAAACAAACATCGTACCGCAGCCAGTTTGCAGCGGGGATTACGATATCTGATAAGTAAATTCGGGCCATATGTAAAAAGATATATATCGGCAGGGAGTGTATATGATGAAAAATGAATTAGTCTTGCGGGATATTCTATTTGTGGTCCCCAGTATGGGAAGAGAGGATGTAATACGGAAATCTGTAGTATTAGAATATTCGAAGTATTTTCCTATACATGTAGTGGTATTTGAATCAGAAGTGGAATCTTATGAAAAGGCGGTTCCGGAAGCAATCATACATGGGATTCCTGATAGCATTTTGGGTAAACAGAGAAAGTTGAATTGGATCCTGGAAAACTTGTTTACAGAAGATTACACAGCTATGTTTACGATGGATGATGATGTAAGGAAATTCATGTGGGTATTTGGACCGAAGTTTGTAACAATATCTCCGCAGGATTTTATGAATGTGCTTTTGGAAGATACTGAACTATGTATGGAATTCCAAGCAAAAGTATTTTCCCTGGATTATTCAAAAGGCCCTAAGTTTACCAACCGCATGAAGCCTATAAGTATTAACACTTCTATCCTGGGAGGTGCTATGTGCATCCTGGACCACCGTCTCCGTTTCGATACAAATATTATGCTCGCAGAGGACGTGGACGTTGTATATATGGAACAGTTCAAAAGAGGAATCGTCTGGCGGGATCAACGTATCGCTATGGACCCTCTTATTCCCATAAATGCAGGAGACGGGGGTCAGACTCAATACCGCTCCACAGAACGAATAAGGCACACCAGACAGTACCTTAGAAACAAATATGGCGCCTGGGTAAAGGTAGATCGGGCAGTATAACCTATATTTTAAGAACAAAAGATGTATACGGGAGGTATAAAAAGTGGCTAGAGGACCTATGATAACTGAAGATCAGATCAAAAGCATAGCATTAAAGATACGTAACGGTAATTATGCAAATGTCGTATGCCTATCAGAAGGTATATCAGAACAGACTTACTATAACTATATGAAGAGAGGTAAGTTACTATATGAAGAAAGATTGAAACAAAAGCGTAGATTAAACCAAGGTGAGAAGTTATACCTTTTATTTTTTGAGTCAGTACAGAGGGCTGATGCAAAATGTGAGGTGGACGCTGTAACTTCCTTGAAGTCAATGACTTATGATAACTCTACTGCAACGGTACAATTTTTGGAACGGAGATATAAGAAGAGGTGGGGTAAAGAAACGAGTCTTGTAGGGGATCCATTAAGGCCTATTGGGTTGGTTGCGATGCCTGAAAAAGATCCGTTGGAGTCTCTTCCGGATAGTGTGATTGCCGCAGCACTTACAATCCTGGATAATCCGGATATAAGTGATGCTGAAAAGGATGCGTTGGCAGAAGTAATCGGTGCAGCTTCTGGGGGACAGAAATCTCATGAAAACATTGACAGATAGTTCAATGGGTCCACATATAATTACGATTCCCTTGATTGATATAACTGTGGATATTCATTACGGCCTGGAAGGGTGGAATTCTTATGTTTAGTATTTTAAAGATTGCGGAAAGGATATGTCTGAATTTGATACCCCTGGGACCCTGGATGGTCAGGCCTGGGGAAGTATTGTATGGCTTCGTACCTTGGATCGTCAGTTAATCTTTCATGAGGCCTAGCATGTATTGGATAATATATTCCGGGAAATGTGGGTAGATAGGAAAGAGTCAGAATTCCGGGCTCACATATCTGCTTATTTTCTGGATGCTTTGATGGCATGGTATGAATCTAAGAAAGATTCCGTCATCAAGTCTGTAGATTCTGTATAGTCTATAAGATGTCAAATCGGGATTGGTATAGGAAAGTTGTACGTTGGAATTCCGGTTTGGCATTATTTAAAAGTTACTGGGGGAATTATGGTTGCAAGTGGAAGATATTCACCGCCTTTAAAGAATAGTTCTGGTTATCGGATTATTCCGGGGTGTAATTACCATACAACGTGGCAGAACCATCCTGCTATGCAATTTGTATTGGATAGTTTGGTTGGGGATACCGTGATACTCTCTACCAGAACCACAGGGAAGCTCTTTAGAACGCCTGTGGATGATCTGATCTTTATTGATACTCTGCATAATAGACAAAAGGCTCATAGGCTTACTATGAAGATATTAGTAGAAGCTAAATCATGTAGGAGAGGCGGGGGGTACAATGAATAAAATAACAAAGAGAGAAGCAACTGAGAGAAATGTTCAGGCTAATGGGTACACTGGATCTCATGGATTGGTATACATTAAGAAGGTTTTGGGTATAGGTAAGTGATTAAAACTAAAGTATTGATGGATTGTCCTATGTGTGGGATTCCAGTACAGCTAATTAGTGAATTAGCCGATGTGGGACAATGCCCAAATTGTAGGAAGGTATATCAGTTTTCTCATATAGGTACATTTCGGGAAAGTATTCGTAAATTGAATCTTCCGGAAGATTGGAAGTCATAATATATAAGTTTTAAATATTACCACAGAGAAGCCGTAATGTTTAAATGATACCAATATACCATATGGAGGTATAGAATGGACTGGGAGCTTATTTTGCTGGTAATTTGGCCAATACTATACTGTGTACTTGGATTCACATTGTATCAGTACATAAAACAATGGAAATCTTTAAAGAAATCTTTAGAAAATAATAAAAGTACGAATTCACCTGATCCGTATTCCCGCGCAATCCGTCCTCGGGTTTATGTATCTTCGGTACTGGTCCCCGGAACTTCCTGGGAGATTCGTACGCCTTATGGGGTAGCAACACAATGTGTAATTAACTCTGGAAACGGACCTTCAGTGATATCTGGATTCAATGGAGATGCCGCCGCTTGTAGATATCTGGAAAAGTATTTTTGGGAAAATAAATCTGTTATCTATTTTTAGATTCCTGTATATTACGCGGGGGTATTTATGAAGAAGTTACTGATTTTGTTATCAGTGGTTTTGTTTCTTTCTACTAGTTGTTCTGAGTTCATTACCTGGACCTGGAAATTACGTGAGGGGTATCTGAAGAGGGGCGTAGGAAAACCTTTGAAGAAACTAAGTCGTACAATGAAGGTAAAGAACAGGATCTTATCAGATATCGGCTACAGTATATGCAGGGGGATGACGATACCCGTGCCGCAATAGCTTCGGCTATTCGCATGATGTTTGCGGATTATGATGAAAGTAAATTGGAACCTGAGTTACAGGAATTCCTACATGAAATTAAATACGGAGGATTTTAAGTATGGAAAGAAAGTTATTTATTATGACTGTTTTAATTATTGTTTTAATGACAGGAACTGCTTTTGTAGTCCACGGTGAAGGGCAGATGGAACCTGGGGCTGAGAGAAAAATGAAGCGTGCTACTGAACAAAGTATGTCTGAAATGTATGCTCAGACTGGAATGCCTACGATAATCAATTGGCAGGAAAGGAAGTTGGCCAAGATGATATTTGAGCTTAGGGATCGTACAGATCTAATCTGTTATGCCTATAGTTATTCTGAAATGACCTGTCAGTATAATTTCATTGGTAAATGTATGGGATATGGATTACCATATTCAGTGCAGTATACGAATCCGTCTAAAATACAAGATGTCGATGCAGATGAATATGTAATTCCACAAGCGGATCCAAATGGTTTATATATGCCAGATGGTTTATCGGCAATCTGGCTGATGCTGATTGATCCAGATACAAATGAACCAAAACCTGTATATATGGAGCCACTGTTGACAGTTACTCCATTCCCACTTCCTGCCCGGATATGTGTGGATAATGTAAATAAATAAAAGGCCTGGACTCCTTTTATTGCAGTAGTCCCGTATGGGATTGCTTATATCAATAGTGGTATAGATTTATATTTCGGGCCGGTAGAGATACCGGTCTTTTTATACCATTTGTTTTGAAATTCTTGTATAGGATATGGAGTAAAAGAAATATGGGTGAAATTGCAGATGGTATGTTGTCTGGATTACTTTGCTGTGGATGTGGTGTTTACCTGGAAGATGCTACAGGATGAATTGAGTAGTTGGTCATTACGTAAGTTTGCTTTCCGGAAAGATAGGAATTAACAGTCATGTTGTTAACTGGCTGATAATTTACCCGCATAAGGTGTTACCTCTCGGCGGGTAATAAAAGATATTATACATATTCGTTATTAAGTCCTATTCATTTTATATAATTGAATTATGTGTTTCAATTTACCGGTAGGGGGGATCTCTTATCGGTATTTTTATATGGAGGCAGTATGCAGGAATTACAAGTTACAATTAAAAGATTGACAGAATGGTCTGAAGTAAAGGATTCAGCTCTGGTTACAATTCATAAAAAATCAGCAGGAGGATCAATCAAGTCTTCCTGGAAGAAAGATATTCTATTGGCAAGGCATAGTCCTATCCGGGACCTGTTGTTTAGTATCCGGATAGAGAATGTCCCGAGATTTGTTGCAGATCAGCTTGTTAGGCACTCACAAGGAGTTAATTGGAAGATGGGGACCTGGAGGACAGACCGTGGACAACGGAAGCGGTCTGAGCAATCTATGGATGACCTGACAGATTTGAAAGTGAACTTAAATGCAGAGGCTATTCTTAATATTTCCAATAAACGGTTGTGTGTGGGATGTGTAACAAAAGAAACTCATGAGGTATGGGGAAAGATTATTCATGGATTAGGTATAACAGAACCGGAGTTGGCTAAATATTGTGTACCAAACTGTATTCATCAAGGGGGTTGCCCAGAAGCGTTTAGTAACTGCGGGTATTTTAAGAAATTCCTGGATAATATCCCGGCTTCTAAACGAGAAGAGGTGATGTTTGATCTTTCCGCACGATATACGGCTTATCAGGATTTTCTGTCAACAGATAAAATAACCTTGTAAAGTATATAAACACACAAGGAGTGGTTTATGAAAAAGATATTGTTGGTATTGATAGTATTTCTATCCGTGTATGGGATTGGTTTTGCTGAAGGTTTAAACTCAGATGCAAATATGTTGAAAGATAAAATCCCTGGGGCGTATGACTCGATTAAAAGTCGTGCAGTTGAGGAATGGGGAACTGATCACAATATGATCGTATATACAATCAATAAACAAGTCACAGCTTTGTTTGATTTACTTCCGTATGTGGAAGATCATGCGACAATCACATTGACAGCTATGATTGAATGGTGTGAAGGTGGGAGCTATACTTTGGATAGTTATATTGATAATGATAAATTGCTAGAAGCCCCAGTAGATTGGAGTATGGCATTGTATATTACAGAAAAGCAAATTAAAGCACAGGCTGCTTATTAGTATTTAGGGAACATCCGGTAAGTATTTGTGATACTTTCATATTACTACCGGATATTGAAGTCATGGGCCTTCATTTATGTATAGAGGAGTCGTAATGAAAAGTAATCCCTGGAGGGTATCTCCGGAGGCTGATAAGCAGATTAATGGGGCATCTGAATCTATGGTAAGGGTAGGAATAACCCCAGAGGATGTTGTAGGTAGTATAACCAAGGCTCTTTATATGGAACGTGAGTCAATGAAGCATTTAGGGGTTTATTTAACTACTGAGGAGATTCGTAAGTATATGTGCTTTAAATGGGTTCGGTGGTTTCTTCCCTGGGGATTGATCCGGAAACATATTAAGGCGAAAGCAACATTGAAGGCAGTAGAACATGGCAAAAGTGATTGATATTGAAGAGGGACTTCCTCATAAAGTATCAGAAGTTATTTGTTTGAAATGCCTTTCCAGAGAGATCTGTGTTAGGCCACAAGGTACGCTTTTGAAGACATTGGAATGTGCTAATTGTAGAAAGATTGGGTATATGATTGAAACTGGTGAAGAAATATTTAGTAACGAATAATATTTTTTTATTCTAACTATTGACATATATACCATATAATCATAAAGTAAAGTATCAAAAGATTACAAGGGGATTAGTATGAAATGGGTTATTACGAAAGATTTTATTGCAGCTGGTGAACATGTGGGTATTTATAGCCGTGATGGAATTCCTGCATTAGATTATCACCAACAGTTTCAATTAAGTGATGCCGATGGTCAGGTATATTATGAAGGTGTTGCCGATCTTCGGTATACGGATACTGAAGAGGGGTTTGAACCCTTGGATAATTTTGGGAAACCGAACGATGGTTGTACTGATATAGCATATTGGAATTCCAGTACTGAAGAATGGGATACATTATGAATGATCTTCTGGTAGATGTTAAAGCAGCAGGGCAGGATTATGAGTGGTATCCTACTACTCGGCAAATGGTTCAGACTATACATAGTAATATGGATCCTCGGTATACAAAGATAATGGACGTGGGAGCTGGGAACGGAAGTTTCTTCACTCTCTTGCAGGAACTGGATCCAGATAAGCATTATGAGAAGTTTGCAATAGAAAAGTCACAATTGTTAATAAATGCGATGCCAGCAGATGTATTCGTTGTGGGTACAGAATTCCATCAGCAATCATTTGTAGATAAGACAATGGATACTATATTTTGTAACCCGCCATATACTGAATATGCTGAATGGGCAGAAAAGCTTATCCTGGAAGCTAATTGTCCTTGTATATACCTTATCATCCCTGATAGGTGGAAAAGCCATCAGGGAATATCCTCAGCGATTCAGAAGCGGGATGGTACTGTATTTAATTTGGGGAATTTCTCTTTTATGGATTCAGAGTTCCGGAAAGCCCGAGCAAACGTAGATATACTTCGTATTTCTTTAGGAAGTATGAATTATCGGGCAAATCAATTAAAAGTGGATCCGTTTGATTTATGGTTTGATACTCATTTCAAAATAAAGGCAGATAAGCAGCCAGTTCCTGGATATACACAACAGGCATCCGCATCCTCTCGATTAAAAGCATTGGTTGATAAGGATATCATAAAGAATCTGACGCAGAATTATAGCCAGGATTTTGAAATACTTCTGAATAACTATAAAGCGGTAGAGGTTTTGGATAACATTATTCTGAAGGAGCTAGGAGTTAATGTAGAAGGATTGAAGAAAGGTTTACGGGAAAAGATTGTTGGTTTGAAAAATATATACTGGCAAGAACTTTTTAATAGACTGGATGCAATAATTCGGCGTTTAACTTCAAAGAGTAGAGAGAAGTTACTCACAAAGCTCCGGGAAAATACGTCAGTGGATTTTACATTATCCAATATTTATTCTGTTGTAATTTGGGCTGTAAAGAATGCTAATAAATATTTTGATCAGCAAGTTCTGGATTTATACGATGAATTTACAAAGTACGAAAATATAATCAATTATGTTTCTAATTCCCACCTTGTAGAGAAACCGAGCAGGTATGAAACTTGCTGGAATTTCAAAGCTAGGGCATCCCATTACAAATTAGACTACCGGATAGTGAATGAAGGATTCAGGGCCATTGGAGGTAGTTCATGGGATTCTTATCAGTATCCGGGGGGATTGTATCAGGACGTGCATACTCTACTCAGCGACGTGAAGGCTGTAGGGATTAACCTGGGATTCAATGTGGTTGGTGATTCTACAAAGTTGGAATGGGTATCCGGGAAGAAGCAAATATTCAAGCATGATGATAAGGTATTTATGGAAGTGAAGGCCCATAAGAATGGTAATATGCATTTTAAGTTTGATATGGACTTTATGCAGAAGTTAAATGTAGAAGCCGGTAGATTGAAAGGATGGTTGCGAACTCCCAGAGAAGCTGCAGTAGAGTTGAATTTGGAAATCGCAAAGGCACAGAAATATTTCAAATCAAATGCACAATTGCTTGGAAGTAATGTACACTTATTAAGCGATTGTACAGAAATATAGGAGAAGTTTATGGATAAAGGTTTAGGAAATGCGAAAAGTGCAAGGGAGTTGGGAGTATCCTTAATAGGAACTTCACTGACATTTACGGAGAGGTTACAGAAAAGTGTAAAGCAGCGATTGGATGACCATTCCTACAAAGCTCCGTTTATTTGTGTTCCCCTTCGTCAGGAAGACAATACAATCCGGCTGGGAATCCGAGTGAATCCATATAGGAGCAATCGTCTTGGGTAGGTTATCTTTGGGTAGTGGGAGTTTGCGTACATTAACCCCTGGAAAGGGGGTTCTAGGGACCACAGCTACTGTAGAGAGGGCTATTGCTGTAAAACCCACTATGGCGGTATATGATTTAAGGCATATTCCCTTGCATATCCGAATTAACAAAGTATCTCAAATAGAATCAAAACCTGGAACTTCCTGGAGTGGAGCAAAGGCTATGCGGGAGGATGATAAAAATCTTCCCGCAGAAGAACAGAACCCGTATGCAAAAGGGCAGGCCAGGATGGTTGATTGTTATAAAGATGGAGTTGAATTTGTTGGTCGGATGTATATGAAAGAAGCCTGTGATAAATTGGAGGTTCCTTATGGGACTTTACAATACCGTGTATCCCATGGAGGTGTATGTAAACAAGGGTATTCTTTCGTACATGTTCCTCTGGATGAAATTCCCAGGAGTTTTGTAGCCCGTTTAAGGGTAGCCCCTACAAGAACGCGGTATGAAGTATGGCAAAATGGAAAACAGATTGTTATTACAGATATGCCAGGAGCTTCAGACATTGCCGGGGTATCTGAATTAACTGTAGGAAAACATTCAAGTACTGGTGCGACTACTAAACGTGGCTTTTCATTTAAGAAAGTTATTTGAAAAGTCGAATATTTGAAATCAGAAGTAATTCATATGGACTTTAAAAGTACTTCTAAAGTACTTTATTCAGTGACAAAGAGCCTTGTAAGGGATATTATATCCCTTATGAGGTTATTTTTTTGGAGGCATTATGAGAATAACAAATGCGGAGATGGTAACTCGTTCTGAGGCCATGTTGACAGTAATTAAGAATCAGTTTGATATGCACCGTATAATTCTGGAAGGGGATCACCCATGTATCCTTGCCAGAATAAATCGGAAGACGGGACGTATGAAAGAATGTACTCGTGAAAAACAGGACCATACAATGGCTCAAAGATCTGAGAAGATTGCACAGCGGTTTAATTATGGGCCTTACGAATATACTTCAAACGTTGGGTATTTCCAAGCAGCATTCGGATTGGCAGAGGTAGTAGTAAATGAAGAAACACCCGAGTATTGAAATTGAACTACATCCCGGATATTGGCACACGCAATATAGCACAGCGATTGTGGATCATGTAGTAATTAAACTAGCGGAAAACAAAAGTTACTGGGATACTGAGGGATCATTAGTAATTAAATATTACGATGCAGAATCTTGTGAAGATTCCACAGTGCATATAATGCCAGTTAAGAAATTTCTGGAATTATATATGTGGATATCGGATAGAGTTCCGGAAGGGGCATTAACTATACCCCGGACATCGACTACAGATTTACAGTAATATTACTTTAAATTATGAGGCCCGGAGAAATCCGGGTTTTATTTGATTTGGTTGGAGGCACTATGTCAAATTATCCTGAAATACGAAAACGCATGACGGTAATTCAAGCCAAGAAGCATCATTTAAATTTTATGCAACATTGTTGGCAAATGAAAGATCCATTCATTGTGGGACTACATACCCGGAAGATATGCGAATATATAGATCAGGCAGTTGAAGATTTTAAACAAGGGAAGTCAACATACCTCCGAATTAAAGTACATCCTCGTGCGGGTAAATCTGATCTTGTATCCAGGTATCTACCGGCCCGGTTTATTGGTGAGTTTCCCGATGACAGTGTAATGAATATTTCATATGCAAAGCATCTTGCAGAAAGTTTTTCCAGATTTGGAATGAATCTTGTTCAATCAGAACAATATCGCGAATTATTTCCAGATGTACGTCTGGATAGAAGTGCGGCGGGAAATTGGAATATAAAAACATATAATCCAGTAATCGATGATTATGTCCACCAGCAAGGGCAAGTACTTGCATCCGGTTTAACTTCTGGTATCAATGGCCAGGGATATAGCCTGGGTATATTGGATGATTATATTAGCGGTCGTGCGGATGCCGAGTCATCCACTACGCGAGAGAAGATCTGGAATGAATTTACCGATAGTTTCCTTATGCGTAGAGCGCCGGTATCTATTACCATCGTATTAGCTACTCAGTGGCATATTGATGATATTCATGGTCGTATTCAAAATAGGAATGATCTGGACCACCCTGACTATAATCCTGATTTTCCTCAGTTTGAATCACTTAGCTTTCCTGCAGAAAGGGATGCAGCTGAGTCTGAATTAGCAAAGGAATACCCTGGGGAATACTTATTTTTAGAGCGGTTTTCTGAAGAACATTATAGATCCTTGTTTGGAAGTATGTCTCCGTATTCTGCTGCAGCATTATTAAATTGTGACCCGGTACCACGGGAAGGTGGAATTTTAAATACTAATGGGGTTGTATGGCATAATGATTTAGCCGATTTTCCACGCATTCCTTATTTTAGGGTGTGGGATTATGCACATACGTCAAAAGAACGTACAGGAGCGGATCCTGACTATACTGGGGGGACTTTAATTGGTTTTGAAAGAGGGGCGCTTAATCCAGCTACTAGAATGCCCACATGGAAGATCTGGATACTGGACTATAGTCAGTTTAGGGAAGGCGCTGTTGAGCGAGATCGTAAAATTAGAGAGATTGCAAATAAAGATGGGGATCTTGTAAAAATCCTTGTAGAATGCTCAGTTGATTCTAAAGATGGGTATAATTATTTAAAAAAACAGCTTAGTGGTATATACTCAGTTAAGGCAGTGTTCCCAAAAGGGGATAAAGTACAACGGTGTACACCTGTGGAACCTATCTTTGAAGCTGGAAATATTCATGTAATGAGAGCCCCCTGGAATAAAGTTTGGTTATCTGGGATACAACGGTTTGATGGTTCCGGAAAAACTCATGATGAAATGGTGGATAATATTACTGCGGGATTCCACTACGCACAATTCGCAATTAAAATAGCAAGTCGTAAAGTGGCTTATGGGAGAGTATAATGGAGAAAGATACACAGAGTTTGGAACTCGGGGATATTACTGATGCGAATATTAGTGCAGTCCGGAGTGAAGTAATTGAATGGCAACATAATTGGCGAATGAATCGGGCCTTCCGTGCAGGATCTCAAGAAGTCCGTAAACTGCAAGAAGGGGTTCTTCCGAAAATTGATGAAGAACAGAGTAAAGAATCGTATGCTGTTTATTTGGAACAGGCAATTTTATACCAAGCTGCACAGGAAACTGCTGACGCATGGGGTGGTCTGATATATAAGAAAGATCCTGTTTATTCAATAAACGGGACTCAGGCGTCTGAATTGTATGCGGATTATTTAAATTCCATTACAGATGATGGAATGTCTGCTACGGAGCTGCTGCGGGAAATTACTGATGAAGTAATTACTGTAAATAGGTTTGGGATACTTTTGGATTACCCCGTTCTTTCTTTGGAAGATGCTCAGATATCCCGCGCAGAGCAATTAGAGCAGAAAGTATTCAGTAATGCTTTGCAGTATAAAGCAGAAAGTATTGTAAATTGGTTTGTTCAGACTATTAACCATAAAAAGCAGTTAACTATTTTGGTTTTAAAAGAAAGGCTTGATAATTTTAATATGCAGTCATACAGTACTCAAGGTACTTTTCAGTATCGTGTACTTACAATGGAATCTTCAGAGTTAACTGCTTCTGGGTATGCATATCGGCAACGTGTATTTAAAGATATTACAGAGAGTTCCGATGCTAAAAAACATCAGTTTGAATTGATCCTGGATGTAACTCCATTAAACGATGGAATTCCTATGGAACAGATTCCTTTCTGGCTGTTTAATCGTGCAGGTCAGGAGTCCCTGGGAACTGTAAAGCCTTCCCTTCTGGATGGAATAACTGAAATTAACAAAGGGCATTTCCGGAATTCTGCTGATTATGAAAATGAAATTCATCGTACGTCAATTAAAACCCCGGTTATCCCTGGAGGTCTTGCAGAGGATAGTAAAAATCTTTCCATGGGAGGAGTTCTGGAAACTGCTTTTGTTGAAGCAAAACCTTACATCCTGGAATCTACCAGTCCGTCCCCCTTGGCAGAAGAAATGGCGAGTAAAGAAAAACGAATGGCCTACTTAGGCGCTCGTGTACTCGGGACCAGTGATTCAAGAATTACTGCTGAAACCGCTAGGATTCAGGCAGCAAGTGAAGAGTCTATTCTTGGTGATATGGCAAATATTATTTCTGATGATTTTAGCGATATGTTGAAATTTAAAATGCAGTGGGATTTTGGGGAAGACATATTTGAAGTATCTACAGAGCTTAATACTGATTTTTGGGAAAATGAAATCAACATTCCTGATTTAATCAGTGCTTTTGGATGGTTACAGAGTGGTGGTGGATCTTTAGAAACCTATTACAATCTTTTGAATAAGCGGAATGTGTATAGTAAAAACTGGTCTTTGGAACAGGAAAAAGTAAAAATCCTGGAAACTCAAAAATGGTTACAAAGTAATGAAGTGGGTGCTATTGGTACTGGTGAAGTAATCAATACCGGTAATGTTATTTTGAATAATGATAGTGGGGAACTTGTATGAGTAAATTAACCGATGAGCAACGGTGGCAGGCTGAGGATGACGCCCGTACACTGATTCGCGCTGAAGAACTAAAGAATGACCATGGTAGGATGCAACGTGCGAGTATTGAACTTAAGCACATGGCAACAGAGAGAGCTGCTGAGAATAAAATCTTACAGAACTTATCTAAAAAGAAGCTCCCGGAGTCTACTCCACGGAACCCTATACCAAATAGCCCTGCACCTGTTGCACCTGCATCTGCTATATCTGCTGTACGGGATGTGACACTTCCTATACGTAGAAATACAGCAATTCCGGTTTCCGGTAAAGGGTGGCAGAGTATATAATGGCTACATATCAGGGGGGGCAGAAACAAGCAGATGCATTTACTCTTGCTGAAATTAACCGGAATAAAGCCCTGGTATTACAGGCTTATCGGGATGCTCAGAAAGAGATTACAAAGGAATTAGCATATTGGTGGACATATTTGGAAGGGATTAGTCCGAAAGATGGTGGTTATTATAATGCCATGATCCAATATAATCGATTGGAAAATATGCAGAAGGCAATTGCAGAGATCTACACTGTAGAATCACTGTCTGCGGGGAATATTACAAAAGAATCTTCTAAAATGGCTATTTCAAATAGGTTTTACCGGGAACAATATATTCAGCAATGGTTTGGTGGAGTAGCTGGGTATGACATGGCGTTTTCGTTTATCAATCCCGCTGTAATTGAGGCCGGAGTATTTGGTACTCAGAAAGTATGGGAAAATATTAAAAAGACCGCACGGGAAAAGATTGAAAATTCCTATGGTAGTTTGTCTATTTATGCCCCAAAAGCTGGTTCTCTTACGCAGTTGTTAATAGATAATCGCACACAGGAATTAGCGGCTATTCGTAAAAAGATTACTCAGGGATTACTCCTGGGAAAACCTTATTCTCAAGTAGCTGCAGATGTAGCTAAAATTATTGGTAAAGAAATTCCTGGGGATGGTCGCGTTAAATTATCAGGAGCAAAATCAAGTGCTGTTACCATTGTGAGAACAGAAGGGAATAGAGTATTGAATGCCGGGGCATACGCATATGACCGATATGCCACAGAAGTTTATGACCTCCCGATGAAACGGCAGTTGTTATCCACTATAGACTTAAGGACCCGCCAGCAAAGTGGCGAAATGGATGGGCAACAGGTTGAGGTAGATGAACCTTTCCATTATCCAAATGGTGCTACATCGTTATACCCTGGAAATACGGGGTATCCTGAATATGATACAAATGATAGGGAGACTGTTATTAGTATTATTGATGGGATTGCCCCGGAAGGGCGCCGCAGATTGAACCCTGTAACCGGGCAATCAGAGGTATTTTCGTTTACAAGTTTTGAAGATTGGAGAAAAGTTAATAATTTAAAGTGGTCAAAATCAGGAAAACTTGTCCAGTCAAAATAAATAGTGTATTATAGGGATTGCTGTTAGGAGGCAAATATGACAAATGAAGAATTTCAGGCTTTTATAGCTACAGATGACGGTAAGGTATGGTTTGAAGGAGTTCCTGGGGATAACATTTCAGGATACATAAGTCCTGTTACTATAACTGCTTTGGTGGATGAAGCAAAGAAGCCTTTGTTATCTAAGCGAGATGAACTTTTGGAGGAAATCCGCAAGTCGAAAGACACTAAAAAGACTGTAGAAGAGCAACTGTCTGGAACTACCCGGTACCTGAATCTCCTGGAAGATTACAATATTGGAGTTGACAGTGATGGAAAGCTGGATTATTCTAAAGTGGAAGAGGTTCTTAGGGACCTCCGTTCAGGGAAGTCCGATCCTGGTGCTGGGGCTACTCCTGCGGAAATCATTGAAGCACAGCGGCAATTGAAGGGTGTCCAACGGGACCTGGATATGAAGTCGAAAGAAGTTGCTTTGCGTGATTCTCAAATGCAGGATCTTCATACTGAGATTGACACTCGTGATGTGTATATACACGACCTACTAATCAGTAATGCTATGCGAGCGGCACTGGGAAAAGAAGGTTACGCGGGTGTAATAATTGATAACATACTTCCTTCCTTAGTAGCTAAGAGCGGCGCTCAAGTCAGCTACGATGAAACTAAAGATACAAATAAGTGGTCTGCGATCACTGAAGACAACCGTAGTATTGAAGAATGGGTTAAATATTGGGCCACTACTGAAGAGGGCATTGTATTTAAGCCCGGTAAAATCAATAGCGGTGGTGGGGCTGGGGGATCAGGGAATCCCATTAGTTCCAAATCTTGGAAAGATATGTCACAGGCTGAAAAAATGGACCTTTTTAGAAAGGACCGTATAGCTTACGATAAGCTAAAAGTAGCTAATGGTTAATTTGTAGGGAGCCATGAAGTGATCCTCCCTGCATAGAAATAAAATTTTGCTATGAGAGAGGATAACATGGGAGTAACAAAAATTTCTGATATTGTAGAACCTGAAGTATACAATGATTATTTTAGAGAGGCGAGTGTTTACAAGTCTGCTTTTATGCAGTCTGGTATTGCTACTCTGGATCCTCTGTTAAAACAGAACCTGTTGGGTGGAGCTGATTCTTTCAATACCCCCTTCTGGAAATCCAATACCGTAATTGGTGCAGATGCTACCCCGGTAAATGAAGATGCCACTATCGCTGCGGCTAAAATTGACGTTGGTAAAATGATTGCCCGCCGACATTTCCGTGAAAAGGCATTTGGTCAGAATGACGTCGCTGCAGTACTTGCAGGTGAGAAGCCTATTGAAGCAATTGAAGGCCTGATTGAACAGTTCTGGAACCGGAACTACCAGAATGCAATGTTTGCTTCTGTTCAGGGTGTAATTGCAGATTCTGTTGCCAATCATTCCGGCGATATGGTAAAAGATATTACCTCTGAGGGTGATAACCTGATTAACTCCGACGATGTGATTGATACTTTCGCCCTGTTCGGTGATATGAATGAAGACATTGCTGCCATTGCTATGGCCAGTAAACCCTATTCTACCTTACAGAAACTGAATCTGATTGACTTTCGTCCTGACAATGAACAGAACATTGGATTTGGTACTTATCTCGGTAAGACTATCATTGTTGATGATTCCCTGGTTGTTGGTGGGGCTTATTGGAATGTTGTTTTCAAACCAGGTGCATTTGGTTTTGCAGATGATATGGAATCTGGCAATTATGAACCTACTGAAGTTGAAAGAAAACCTGAAATTTCTGGTGGCCAGGAAATCCTGTATACCAGACGTGTTTTTGCTGCACATCCCTTTGGATATGCATGGTCTGATGATGCCGCGCCTGCCGCTACATTCCCCACTGATGCAGAATTAAAACTCGCTGCTAACTGGACTCGTTCTGTTTCCAGTGTAAAGAATACCGGGTTTGCTGTTCTGAAGACTGCGGGCTGATTAACACTCATAAGGAGGCTACAATGGGTTTTGGTATGGATACGTCTGCTATTGCACATGAACGTGCAATTAAGCAGGCCAAGCGACAGGCAAAGGCTTTCAGAGATCTTCAGGAAGCCTATGTTACTGTATTAGATTTATTGAAACTGCAATCCAAACGGGTGCATTTACTTGAAAAGCAGATGCTACTTGTGGCAGAAGCAGGAAAGAAGCCTGTAATTCTACCCACATTGGAAGACTTGGAAGAAAGCATGGATATACCCGTAGAGAATGCTGATAGAGACGCCGTTGTAGGTTCAGATGATACTGAACAAGGGATTATTCCCATGCACGATTTTGAAGCTAATACGGAAGTATCTGTTAATAAGGATTCTGCATCTGCTGAATAGGAGAATATCATGGGAAAATTAAGAGATAATCGGTCTCATAGTTTGAAAGGCAAATGGAAAAAGACAGTTTCTGTTATTGAAGTGGATATCGTTGCAGATGCTACTTCAGGACTGGACTTCAATGTTCCGGAAGCCTTGACGGTTGTGGGTGTGAAGGCCATTAGTACGGCAGCCAGTGCTTCGGCAACGGTTAAATTGACTGATGGTACGAATGATATTTCTGATGCGTTGAGCATTGCGACCCTAGATGGGGTGGATCGGGAAACCAGTATAGATCTGACTTATGCCAGCATTCATAAGGGTGGGGCTTTGCAGTTGGTTACTCATGCAGCTGCTGACAGAGCAAAAGTTTTGATTGAGGTAGTGCCTCGTTAATGCAATGGGGGCTGAAAAGCCCCTTTCTTTTTTAAGTAGGTTGGAGGATAGTTATGGCAAAGGATAAAGGTATTGTTCTAGGATTCCCGAATGAAATTCGATCAAATGCCGGGACTGGTACAATTATTACTCCATATAAACAAGATGCTGTAATGAAAAAACAGGCCTATTCTTTACGCCAGGTATTCACTGTTGCAAATAATGCTGTAAAAGAATTGATAATTGATCCTACTACATTACCGCATGACACTATTTTAGAACCGTTCCGAGTGGGAGTATCTGCGGGTACTGTTGTTATGGAAATTATTATTGATATTACCACATCGGATGATGGGGATGCCCTTCCTGCTGTGAACAGATATGGTTTAGTAGATATTCCTGCTCATGTATTTGGTATTTATGAGAATCCTTCTGGGGTAGATGAGGGGTCAAATCCTCCTTTGAAATATTCCCTTGGAAGTAACTCTACAAATCAGAATTCCGGTGGAGGTACTAATATTGGTTCTAATATCTTTGTAATGGAAACAGATAAGAAAAATCTAATAAAATTTACAAATAATTCAGGAGAATCAGTTGATATTTCTCTGCAGTTGGATTGGTTTGAGGTATAAGTATGGCGATTGAATTTGTAGTAGAAACTGGATCCGGATTAAGCACTGCTACTTCGTATATAAGTATTGAAGATTTTCGTCAGTTTTGGGAAAACAAAGGAAAAGATTATTCTGAAGTTGCTGGATATCCTGATGATAAAGTAAAAGTTGTTTTGAATAATGCAGCAATGTGGATGGGATATTCTTTCATATATGATGGTGTAATTGTAAATGAAACTCAGGCGCTGGAATTTCCCCGTAATAAGATCTGGGATAAAAATGGTATAGATGTGGGAAATACCGTTCCTAAAGATGTGATTGCTGCGCAGGCATTCCTGGCTCAGTATGAAATTATTGGAAAAAGCCTGGACGCCGTACAGTTATCCGGAATAAAAAGTAAATCGTTGGGGCCTATTAGTTACAGTTTTAATAGTAGTATTGCTGCGGGACAGCCTCAGTTTAAAAGTGCCATGGGATTATTGGTATCATATATAAAATTATCCGAACAACGGAGGAGATTGCGGTAATGGTTGAAGATAGTACTGTTAAAATCAAAAGTTATGTTTCTCAAGCTATCGACGGTGTTCAGAACGGTAGTCAAAAATCAATTGTCATCCTTTTGATTAAAATTGCAGGGGCTGCAAAAGCATTTGCGCCAATTGACACTGGGGAACTACGGAATTCCATTATGTGGAAAACTCGTGATTCTCACGGGGGTTTAAAAAAAGGACCTCCTTTAAAAGAAAAAGTAACTCAATTCCTGGAAGGGATTGTAGGTTCTGCAGTAGTACATGGCATTTATCAGGAATTCGGAACCCTTAGAATGGCAGCACACCCTTGGTTACGTCCTGCAATCAGTGTAGTAGTTAATGGGATGTCCTATATGGCTGCAGTAAAAAAAGCTATGAAAGAATCTGTAGAACAGAAGGTACCCACAGTATGAGTTGGCTTGATGGCTTCACGGAAGAACAGATTCAAGTTACCCTTCGCAGTAAAATTGCTAATGATGATCCGGCAGATGGCGACTGGGAAGCGGATGAAACGATTACTGATATTGGCCCTTTGTATGGTGTTAAATATAATCGTGCTTTAGCAGAACGGTACTTTGAATCTACCTGGGCTGCAGAGGTAACAGATGTATTCGTTACAGATAACATCAATGGAGCCACTGGGAATGATTTTCTTATATTCAATGGTTTGGAGTATGCTATTGAAGGGATTACTGATGTAGCGGCGCAGGGTGAAGTTTTTTTAATCGGAATGAAGGTACAAAAATGAATGGGAAAAAAACTTTATACAATGCTATAAGATTAAACCCTACTATTCAGGCACTGGTAAACTATAAAGGGACCCGTCCTTGTATTTCATCCAACCGGGTTGCTCCACGATCCTGGAAGTCTACGGATACTACAGTGTTGATTTATACACCTACAGGTAGAGATTACCGGGAAGAACACCTGGAAATGACCTATACCGTTAATTGTAGGGCCCCTAAAGAAAGGGAAGTTGAGATTTTAGCTGTAACAGTGGTTGCAGCATTAAATAGGAAATCGATTCCCACTGGTGGAAGGTACTATTGTGTACTGGGATTTGTAATCCCTCCGCAGGATGAATCAGATTCATATAATTTACCTGTGGCGGTCACTATTAAGGCCGTAAAGGAGTTAGAATAATGCCTAATCAAACATCGAAAGAAAGCTACAGCTACCCTGACGGTTTGCGGATGGATATTTCCATTGACGCAGGATCTTCTTGGGAAGATGCCGGAGTATTGGCTGATGGAGTCGGATGGACATTTAACTATGATTTGTCTGAAGTAGAAAATGGGAATGCTGCAAATCCGGATGCTCAGGCTAAGAACCTGTCGGTTGCAATTACACCATCTGCACTTAGGACCTGGGATTCCAATGTCATGGAAAAAATCAGTGCCGGGTTAATGTCCCGGGAAGCTGTTCCGGGAACTCTGGTATCTGGGGCTACACAAATTACCACAGAAGGTAATTGGAGTTTTCAGGAAGGAATTTCCCTGGAAGGACAGAATAGTGATAGTACTGTACCTACAATCAACAGTGTAACTGGATCTGTAGATGGTGCAGGTGCCGCTGATGATTATGATGTAGTCAAGGGTACCGGTGGTTGGATGGTTGTTCCAAAAGATGGAACAAATTTCGCTACGGAAGCTCAAGACATAACAATTGACTATGATTATACCCCCGCAGCAGGTTCTTATCTGTATGCCGGTACCAGTTCTAAAGTACTGGATTATTTCATGGTTAGACTACGCCATTACACTGATGACGCATTTATTGAATACGATTATGAAGTAATTTTTTATCGTGTTCGGCCTGATGCCGGTGCAATTGTAATGACAAAGGGTGGAGCCCTGTCTGGAAATACTCTGGACGAATGGACTGTGGCTATGACTGCTGAGATTGAGAGTGGCAACGCTGACGGGCGCCAGCTATTCCGTATCTATGAAAAGGCAGCCGCATAATAGTAATTTTGGGGTAGGTGTTGCCTCCTTCACCTACCCCTTTTTGGAGGTTAATTGTGAGGAAAGTAATAGTATTAGAAATTCCCTATAACAACAAAGGGGAAGAACTTAAAAAGAAAATTAAAATTGATTTTATTAGTAATGATGTATTGTCCCGGTACAATACTTTGGCAGAACAGATGCAAGAAATTTATGATTTGCATTTAGAAGTTCAAACCTGTGCTGAGGAATTAGCTGAGGTTATTGTTAATCATAAGCTATCGTTAAAAGAACGTCGTTTACAATCACTCCCATTAAAAACTGAAATGGTCCGATTGAAAACAGAAATAAAAAGTCGGAATACTTCACAAGTATTAAAAGATCGTGTAGCTCTGATTGTAATTATCCTGGAAGATAATAAAATTACTGATAAAGATTTGTATTCATTTAATTTTTGGAATAAACAGACAGAATCCTCTGTAGCATGGGAATTCCTTGCAGTTGCTGTAGTAAAAGATACCAGTGGTGGTATGGCAAAAAAAAAAGTGAAGTAAATTTTGATGAAGAGCTTCTGATCATGGCTTTAAAAAAATACGGATGTATCAGAAACCGGGATGAATATTTTAAAAAAATGGATTTGATAGATGTCCGGAATGCTTGTGGATTAGCAGGAATGCCGGAGTCGCTAGTAGATTTGATATGGAAAAAGAAAGAAGATGCCGAGTTTATAGATCGGTATATCCAATATAAGAAGAAAACTGCCCCACGGGGAGTTTGAGAGGTACCATGGCTGGATTACTTGGTGATTTATTTTGGCGCATCCGTGCAGATACCACTGATTTTGAAAAAGGTGCTAAAAAGACTAATAAGGATGCTCAGGGATTGGGTAAATCCCTTGCAAAAGTTGGAAAACTTGTAAAGGCCAGCTTTGCTGCAGCTATTGTTGTGGGTGTCGCTAATGTTTCAAAAGAAATGATCCTTGCTGCATCTAATGCAGAAGAAACAAGCCAGAAATTCAATGTTACCTTTCGGGATATTCAAGGGGCCGCTGAACAGACCGCACAGAGTATGGCTGCTAATTTTGGACTATCAAAAACAGCCGCCAAGGGCTTACTTGCGGATACAGGGGATCTTCTATCAGGTTTTGGATTTACGCAATCAGCAGCCTTGGATTTGTCCACTCAGGTAAATGAATTAGCAGTCGATCTTGCGTCATTCACGAACTTCAGTGGAGGAGCTGCTGGAGCTAGTGCTGCACTTACAAAAGGGCTTTTAGGCGAAACCGATTCGATGAAGGCTTTGGGTATTGCTATTCTACAGTCTGATATTCAGCAATTAGCAGAAGATAAAGGCATTGTTGGGGAACTGGACCGTCAAACCAAGGCTCATTTAACCATGGAATTAGCTTTAAAACAGTCTCAGAATTCAATTGGAGACTTCGCTAGGTCCTCTGATTCTTTTGCAAACCAGCAGAGAATTGCCGCAGCTGCTGTGGATGATTTGAAAGTAGCTATCGGTGATAATTTACTGCCAATTGCTACTAACTCGATATCCGTATTCGCGGGATTAACTCAGAAAGTTGCCGAATTTATTGAAGAACGGAATCGCCTTAAAGAAGCCCAAGCTGCAGATGACGCGGGAACATCTACCCTGGAAGATGAAATCTTATTACAAGAAGAGCAGTTATCGTTGAGTGAGGCATTCTATAATGCTGAACTTAATTTTCTTAGAACGCAGGGGTTTAAAAAAGAGACTGAACAAGAACTTATTGATATGAAAATTGGCCAATTAAGCCAATTAGATACTGAAATAAATGGTTCTCGCGAATCTTTGAAGATCCTTCGATTAAAATTACAAAGTCAGACTGCGGTTAATGCTGCGAAAAATGAAGAAGCTTCTCAACAGGAAGTTTTAAATGCATTGGAAGCTACTAAAGCTGAAAAATTAGCCACTTTAATTAAGCAACGGAAAGCTATTACAAATACATATGAAGATGAAATCAGTGCTGCTGAAGCATTATACTCAACAGGAGTTATTGATTACGCTGATTATACAGATGCTAAATTAAAAGCAGAACAGACTTTTCAGGAATCTCTTGTTCAGCTGGGGTACGATGGTCTTGCCGATAGTAAAAACCAGTTGGATGTTGGGGATCAGCAGTTAATTGATTCTCTTGATCGTAAGGCAGAGTTAATAGCAACCGGGGAAGAAGATCTTACTGAAATATATGCAGAGGCTTTAAATGAAAGGGAAGAACGTCGGCAAGAATTAGCAGAAGAACAGCAAGAACATGAAGATGAAGAAATAGCTGCAAAAGAAGAAGCCTATGCAAATTTGTATCAGGGTATTTTGTCAGGAGCATCTTCCCTATATTCTGGGATGGCTTCCCTTGTTTCCGCACAAACAGATAGAGAATTGGAAGCCCTGGATACTGAATTACAGGCAGCTTTGGAAGCTGCAGGGGTGCAAGAGCTTTCTAATGTTGAGCAAGCAGAAAAAGCACTTATTCTTGCAAAAGAAACAGGAGATAAAGACGCAGTATTACTCGCTGAAAATAAACTTAAAAAAGCGAAAATTGAAGCTGAGTATGAAAAGAAAAAAGCTAAACTTGAATATGATGGTGAAAAGAAAGCCTGGGAATATAAAAAATTATCCGCAATTGCTTCTGGGGCATTGGCAATTGTAAATGGATTTGCAACTCAGCCATTTATTCCTGCGGGCATAGCGGCAGGAGCATTAGCCACAGGTTTAGCGGGGGTACAAATCGCTACGGTTAAGGCACAGAAACCAATAGCACCCTCCTTTGCAGATGGTGGTATAGTTCCTGGAACCTCTTTTGTAGGCGATAAAGTTTCCGCGAATGTTAACTCAGGAGAATTACTCTTAAATAAAGAGCAACAGACTGAATTGTATAATATTGCTAAAGGTACAAGGGCTTCCGGGGCATCTAATCAGCGAATTAACGCTACATTCTTAATGTATTGGGACGGTAAAGAAGTTGCTCAGGGAGTTGTAGATGATTTTGTAAATAAAGGAATATACCCCATTAACATAAAAAGAGGCACACGGTGAAAATTTCATGGGATAATTATCTTGCAAATGCTACGGGTTATTTCTACAGAATTTTTTATAGATAAGGTTGTAAGTTCAATATCTATAGGATTTACAAATGCGGATAGTGCCACTTATGAAGTATATGATTCTGCAGATGTTTTAATCACATCTGGTATTTTATCAGTAAGCGATTATGTGAATACCTTATATATTCCTGCAGTAACTTGTAGAAAAGTTTTAATAATTCTTACATCCATGGATGTATTGTATTTGGGAGGGTTATTTATTGGAGATCCACTTATATTCCAATACCACCAAGTTAATCCTGATTTGGATAAGGACCCTCGTGGTAATATTGATAAGACAAATGGTGGGCAAGTACTTGGTCGTAACTATAAGGCATTACGGAAAACGTCATGTCGGGTAATTTCGCTTTCAGAATCAAAGCGGAAAGAAATTATGCAGATGATTGAAACTGTAGGAGTTGTAGGAACGGTATATTTTGATTTATATGAAAATAATCATGATGTAGAAAAACCAATGTACGCTACTTTAGATTCCTATGGAGGGTTATCCCGTGAAAGTAAAACAGGATTATATACAATGAACATTAAAGCGGAGGAAGCACGATAATGGCAATAAATAAAATAACACAACCTGGAACTATTGTTCCCATAGGTAATGACGATTATACACAGCAAAATCTGCTGATAAATGCTGTAATGTCACAAAGTAATGAAATTCTTACAGATTGGAAGAGTACCGCAGCTATTCCGGATATAAAACAAGGTACATATATTTACCATTCTGGAAATATGTATTCTGTTGATGGTTCAAATGAAAATATTAGTGGTTCTCCCGCTACCGGAATAAATTATGTTGCACTTACAGCATCCGGAACGATTTTAACCGCAGCGTGGATAACAAGTTTATCCGGATATACCTGGAATCCTGTATATAACGGGTTGTATAACGGAAATATCCTGATCATAAAAGCATGTATTTATGTATCTGGAATATCATATCAACGAGGTATAATTTTAGATAATGCAATCTCCGGTGGAGTACTTCTTGCTGATGGGCATATATTAGTAAATGCATTGACTTCTGAAAATATAGCTATAAATGGAAATTTATCTGTATCCGGAGAAGCCAATATTGGGTCTGTACTTACATGCAATAAAATAAATACAGGACCTGGAGAAACTGAAGTATACGGTATGGATCAGCCCGTTAAACACAATAGTAATGTTCGATTTAATAGTATTCGTACAGATAATACGTATTTAAAACAAAAAATATTATCTATTGGTACTTGGAATATGGATGCGAATTATTATACCTCCATAGCCCATGGGCTTAGTCAAAGTAAAATTCGTAGTGTAACTGCAATTGTTCGGAATGATACGACACTAAATTATAGATTTGGTCCCTTAGAGGGTACTAAATATAATGGAACTTTAGGTGGACGTTGTTATGCATTAGGTTCTACTATTTGGTTAGAACGTGTAACAGGAGGACTCTTTGACACTACTGAGTATGATTCCACGACAATTAACCGTGGTTATGTTTTAATTACATATGTAGAATAGGATAATTTTATGATTGTATCAAAATTACGAAAACCGTTAACAATTCAAACTAAATTTGCTCCGTATGCTCCGTATGTATCTCGTGCACAAATCTCTTTTCAAGGATATATTCAGCCTTCTGGATATGATTCTAGTTTTGATTTTACTCAGCCGGTTTTAAATGTAAATCAGATTGAAATCTCACAAGTGTATATTGATAGCATTCCTTATGATTTGGTGTCGTCTGAGGCACTATGCTTGGCTACAGAACAAACCGCTTATTTTGATTTTGATGCACAATTTATATATGTGCATGCTATTCATACTACACGAATAGCCTCTTCTCAATTTGATGGTCAGAAAACTGTGGGTTACTGTTCTGATGATGTATTTTATGATTCTAACGGCGTGGAATTTTTGCCTTATCAGAAGAATGCTCAGAATATTGAAGAATCTGCAGATAGGCTTGTATATGATAAAATGTCCTTTGAAAGTACTACACTTAAATACAATAATTCAGACGGAGAATTCGATCAGTATATAGAAAATCCTACCCCTGGATCAGATGTAAATATTTTATATATCAGTACTGATGATTTACTCATAGGTAAAAATACACTGGTTCCAATTTATACGGGATATGTAGAATCTGATGATATTACACTGGATTCGTATACTGTAGGGATGGTGGATAAGCGAGAGCATCTAAATGTATCAGTACCAGAAATATTATTTGATGTAGTTAGTTACCCCGATGCAGAAGATAAAGTCATAGGTACAGTAATTCCAGAAGGTTATGGAAATTTAATAGGAATTCCTGCTATTTGTACTAATGGTACTATTAAATCTGGGGATGTAACTTATAAGTATGCCACAGATGGCACTACTCTTGGGACAGTATATGCAGAAGTGGATAAAGAATGGGTTTCTGTTGTCCCTACGGCATTGGATCCGGTTACTTGTACATTCACTTTATCTTCAGGGGATGGCCGCCAGTCAAACGGTAAGGCTTTGAAAGTAAAGGTAAATGCCCGGCTTCGGGACCTGGATAGTCCTGGGGATATTCTTGTAGATATGATCCTACGGTATTTGAATAAACGGTATACTACAGATTATTTTGATATTCCACAGTGGGATGCTGAAGCAGCATATCTTGCAGATATTTATTTTTATATGGATGAAACAAAGGAGCTTTTTGAATATATAGAATGTATGCAAAATGCTTCTGACTACGGGTTTAAACTTCGTGTAAATGCAGAGGGGAAATTTACTTTAAAAGTTGATAATATACATCGTGTAATTTCTCGTACCATAATGGAAATAGATAATATTTCACAAACCCGCCCGGGAACGCGGGATTTTACTCAATATGCTACATCCGTTCGGGTTAATTATGGGTTTGATATTACAGATAAAACCAGTTCATATACAATCAATACCGATTACAAAGATGCTACATTTGATGAATATCGAGTTGTAAAATCATTGAAATATGATTCTTGTTTAATTTCTCAATCGGATGCAGAAAATAAAGCAGTGCGAATAGCTTTAGATTATTCAAAGGCTAGGGATCAATTAGTATGTATAGAAAATTGTATAATTCCTACTGAAGTATATGATGTAATTTGCATCAATACATCATTATACGATGATGATAATAATGTTATTCGGGAATATTATGGTACTCGGATAATAAAGGTATCTTCAGTATCTTACGATTTTGAAGCAGAGCAAACTAAAATTATGGGCTATGATATAAGTGATGTTAATCCTGCAGTACTTGTACGCTATGACCAGGGGTTTGCTGCCGGTGAATATGCATCAGGAAATTTTATGGCAGGATCCACTACAGTATAGGAGAAAATGATGGCACTTGATTATGTATTTAATAGCTGGGAAGAAATAACAAAGCAAGCGATTGGGCAGTATGCTTTAAATGTTGAAGACTTTATAAGTCTCGGAGAAGATAGTTTGCATTATCTTATGGCAGATATAGTTTTGTATGAAGATGATCAAGTTACAATAATTCCAGACTCAGCTTATGAGTTAACACGGGAACGATTTTACACGACTAAAGAAGCAGCGGGGTCTGAAAAAATAGTTTATTTTAAACTTAAAATAATAAATACTACATATGCAGCAATGGATTTATATATTTCCGGAAATAATTTCGGAACATATACAAGTAATGATGTATTGCAAAGTGGAAAATTCGATTCTAATTTTAAAACTATCAAAGTAAACACTTCTACTGATAGTGCCGCTACCCGTGGTGTTGGTACAGTTAAACTTGATGATGCTGGTTCCAATTTAGAGTTTTCTAATGGGGCAGACTGGATACCTGTAGGTGCAGGTGCAGACAGTCAAGGCTTTAATTACTCTAATCGGAA